GGTAGGTATGTTTGTGCGGTTGTGCCTTCGACAAGTTGTGCGCCCCAAATGAATACGCCATCAGTTCCATTTCCTAAAAATGTTGTATTGCCCGAACTATCTGCCAACCTTATTTGAACATTGTAATTCCCCGAAGTTGTTGGCGTGTATGTCATAATACATCTATACCATCCGTTGCCAACATTTTCAATACTTGCAGAAACGCCATTGACTAAAACCGCAGTCCCAGCAGATAAATTAAAGTTAGCAACTCCTAATCCACCCGCATTGTTCAGAAATTGTATATTAGACAATCCCGCTGATTTTGCGTAAATAGATACCGTTGATGTTGCACCACTGACTGACCCCGCAGGTTGTTGTAGTAAAATATGAGTGCTTGTTGTTGTAGTTGCAGTCAACTTGTCCGCAGTCAATGTCCCATTGGGTGCAGTTGTAGTGTTAGTGGTTACAGTTGCAGATATAGTAAACCAATTTGAAGCATTGCTTAAATCCTCGGAATACTGAAACAAATTCCACGGCACTCGCTGAATCAACCCACTTGCATTGGTTCTAAACGCATCACTTCCACGAGTCCAAGTTAAATCCCCATTTGCTCCTGGAGCTCCTGAGTAAAGAACTCCTCTCCCAAAAGAAGAAGGTACTAACTCAAATGAAGCTCCTGTTAAGCGAGAATATAATGCGTTTGCTTCATCTAAACTTTCCGATATACCTCCTCCATTTACTGCTCTCGCATTAGATTGTATAGTTTCATTTAAAAATGATATTCCTGTTAGCATGTTAGTTTTTATTTTTATTTTAAACTAGATTAAAAATTTAAGATATAAGAAGCGTAATAATTTGTTCCATCCCATACTAAAGTAATGATATCTATCTTACCTGCAGTAGTAGTCAATACAGGGGCAATACCTCCTGACCATTTTACTGTAGCAGGCCAAGTTACTGTGAAGCTTCCTGCTCCTCCTTGGGTTAACTTTACTATGTAGGTTCCTATTACTGGAGCGCTTAAGGTTAAAGTAGTGCTAGAAGTAAGCGTAATATCCGCTAAGTTTCCGTTAGCCCAGTTTACTGTAGTAGTAGAAGTGGAGGCAGCAACACTTTGCTTAACATCAATTACGTTCTGAGCAGTATCTAATAAGAGAAGTTTTCTATCTGTTCCGTTAATCTTGACAGCCCAAGAAGAAATAGTAGTATTTGTTTCTGCAACTACAGTACCCGCGTTAGCTGATGCACTACCAACTACAAACTGGTTAGCGGCTGTTGCTGTAGCGTTTGAGCCTAATACAACGCCACCTTGAAAACCTGATGTATTTGCATTCGCGCCAATTATCGTAGAGTTACTACCTACAGCCAATCCTGCATTACCTGCGTTATATCCTATGATTGTATTATTTGTACCTGTAGTTATTTGTGTACCCGCCTGAAAACCTAAAGCAGTATTGTAGTTTCCCGTACTCGCAGTCAGCGCCTGATAACCTATGGCTGTGATTCCTGTTCCGGAGGTGTTGGCGGCTGCTGCACTAAAACCTACCGCTACGTTATTTGCTGATGTGTTTAGATTTAATGCATTATGACCTACTGCAGTATTTGCATTACCACAATTAGCCCCTAACGATAAATTTCCAATTGCTACATTAAAACTTGAGCCACTTGGAACAAATAAAGCACCTCCAATAGCGATATTATTTGAACCTGTAATATTTGCCAATAGTGCTGAACTTCCCAACGCTACGTTTGAAGCCCCTGTAGTATTTGCTAAACCTGCCTGATATCCTAATGCAGTATTGTAGTTTCCCGTACTCAACCTCAACGCCTGATACCCTATCGCAGTTATGCTTATGCCTGAGGTGTTGGTTAATGCGGCTTCGTAACCTACGGCAACGTTGTTGGATGCGGTGTTGTTGGCTAATGCAGTCACACCTACGGCAGTATTATTATTTCCACTGATATTTTGTACTAATGCATCCTTACCTACAGCAGTATTTAATGCACCTGTGCTATTTGTAAGCAAAGACCTCTCACCTATAGCAGTATTTCTAATACCCGTAGTATTAGCATTTAAGGATTGATAACCAACAGCAGTACAACTACTCGCCGTACTACTTGCCAACAACGCATCCACCCCTACAGCAACGTTTTGTGTTCCGCTTGTGTTGGCTCGTAAAGCACGATAGCCTAATGAAAGGTTATTTGAACCGCTTGTGTTGCTCAATAATGCTTGGTCACCAAATGCCGTGTTAGTTGTGATAGATCCTCCTCCATAGTTTGTTACTGATGTAGTAGAGAGTCTTAATACTGATGGAGTGTTTAATTGATCAGTAAGAATTCTAAGGGTACCATCTAGGTACACCCCTCCTTGAAGTTGAAGTACTCCTGTGTTTACTACTGAACCAAGAGAACCTAAGGGAAATATTTTAGCGTATGACATAGCTTGTTTTATTATTTAAAGTTTATATTTTGTAATTTAAGTTTAAGTTTATAAGGTTGTTAGTGCAGCAAGTTCTGCGTTAGTAAGACGTGTGTTAAACAAGGCAACTTGATTGTATCTCATTGGTGTGGCTTGATTATATGCAAACAAACCAATTTCCGAACAAGTTGGAACTGTTCCACTCGTATCTGTACCAATTTGTGAGCCGTTAACATACAAAACAAAATCATTTTCTTTATATGCCCCCGCGATTTTAAACCTACCAGTAGATGAATTGAGAAAAGTTATTTGCGACTGAACCCCAGAATTTACCACTTCGTATTGGATTGATGTTGCATTAAACCCAATTCCTATGTAAATATTTGCCGCACCTATATTTGGAGCGATGGCTAAATAAGTAAAAGATTGGCGAACATCTAAATTAACATCGCAATAAAGCACGCCTTCTGTTTGTCCGATTAAACTACTAATACCTGTTCTTACAGCACTGTCAGCAATCCTTGTAACAGTTGTTGCTTGAGTTGGAATATAGCTAGTAGGATATGCTCCAACCTCTGCTTGGAATCCATAAACGTAGATTGTCCTTGCAGTTGCTCCTAGAAATGTATTGATGTTTGCATAGATATTAGATGTAGATGCTCTGCTTACTGACAATCTTTGCCAACTCCCATTAAGCGTAAATACTTGGTCAGTTCCTCCACAAGCAATTGTTATTGTTTCTCCAGATGTACCTTTAACCCAAACAGAACTAGTTGCACTTGTACCAAGTGTAAAACATCCTTGTGTAACATATTTGTCAACTCCACTAAATACAATAGTTGAAGCATTTTGAGTACCATCAGGAGAAATTGTTGTGTTAGGAGTTACAGTAGCACCAGACTTACTCCAAACTACATTAGTAAAATCATTACTATACAACGCCAAATTCGTTCTCTGAGGCTCAACCAAAAAAGCTTTAGATCCAGTAGAACTGTCAACTCTAGGAACGTTAAGTCTGTCTGTTGTTCTTAAGTAAGTGAGAGGTTGTGTTCCATGAACTAACTGAGCGCCCCAAATTCCAAAAGTGTTATTAGTTGATACACTATCAGGTCCAAAGTCAATGTAATGATAGCTTGGTGTAGCTACAGTCACAAAACTTAAAATTAAACGATACCATCCATTTCCTACGTTTTGCATTGAAGCAGTTACCGAAGAATTAGGACTTTGCGTAATACTAATTACTTGCGTACTCAAGTTGTAAGTAGCTACTCCTCCAGTATAACCTCCTGCAGAGTTATCCACATAAGCAATTTTAAATACATTGGTGTCTCCCAATACTTTAGCAAAGAGGCTAAGAGTATATGCTGTATTTCCAGTAAATGTAATGAAATTTGTTTTAAACACTACAGGGGTAGTAACTTGTCCACTTAAAGTTACAAGCGTATCAGCATCTTGGATACCTGTAGGAGAAATAGTAGCGTTAGGAGTAATCGTACCTCTAGCTGTTGACCAATATGCATTGTTAAACTCTTCAGAGTAGCCTAACAAATTCCAACATGCTTGTCTAATTACTCCTGTAGAGTCAGTATATGTAGCATCTGATCCCCTAGTAAATGAGATCTCTCTAGGTAAGTATTGCTTAGAAGAAGATCCTAAGGCATATCCTAGAATGTTATCTTCTTCTATTGCCCAGTTATTTGCTCCTAATATAAGTGTTGGGGTAGCCATCTAATTTAAATTTAAGTTTAATAGTTTGTTTAGATTAATATGTATCCTAAGCTAGAAGCCATTGAAGCAAAAGAACTGTATCCACTAGAAGTAGGATTAGTAAGCAACTCACAGTCCACATCATCTAATGGGACAGGATATAAAGCCATTCCTTGGATATGTAAAGGAGAACCTACAGAACAAGTTAAATCATTCATTGTAGTTGGAGTAAAGGAAGTACCTGATACAACTTTAGTTCCATTGGCAAATATATCTGCGGTAGAACCATTCCATTTTATTACCAACTTAACAGATGAACTTAATCCTAGAAAGGAAAAGTATACGTTTGTTCCGCTACCTGCTATATTCTTGTTTACAATAAATGTGTAACCTCCAAGTCCAGAATTTATCTGCAGTGCATTGTTAATGTCGCCTAGACGTAAAACATTACTGTTATCTCTTTCTGTTGCTGTAACTCTAAATTGAATGTACCAAGTTCCTCCTGCAGAGGTTATAAGGTTATTAGTATATATGTTATTACGAGAGAAAGAGTCAGCTAAGCGAGTTACTGTGGTTGCTTCTGTTCTGATATAAGAACTAGGATAAGCACCTGCTTCTAATTGGGCTCCCCAAATAAAAGCAGAACCAGCAGAGATAGGTGTTAAAGTATTATCAGCATCACTTAGTCCTAGTTGATGATATATAGCTGATTGTGCAGTTGTATTAGTTAATGTACAACGATACCATCCATTTCCTACGTTTGTTATTGTAGCTGTATATCCTGAAACAACAGTACCTAAAACACCCGTATTTAAGTTAAACCATGCTCTTCCTCCAGTACCTTGTACGTCAACTAAGAAAAGCCAATCTTTAGTATTCTTCTTAGCGTAAACACTTACAGTATAGATTGCTGATGTCCCAGAAACCGTTCTATAGACTCCACTGTAAGTACTTGTAGTTACTGATAATGTGTCAGCATTTAAATTCCCATTAGGAGAAACCGTAGTATTAGGGGTTAGAGTAGATGCATTTTTAGTCCAACTTACATCATCAAACTGCTCACTATATAATACTATATTCGTTCTCTGCGGTTCTAATAGTAAAGCAGGACAAGTACCATAAGAGTAATCTATTCTAGGTACATCAAGTCTATCTGTAGTAGGAAAGTACTCTAAAGGATAAGCGCCTTCTACTATTTGAAATCCCCAGACATAAAGACTTTTTGCAAATCCATTTGTAAAAACTTCAATCCACCCATTACCTCCGTTTACTGATGTTGCAGTTACTGATACTCTAAACCAATCATTTCCTACCTCTTCAACTACTCCACTTAAATTAGTCCAAGCAGAAGGATTAGTGTTATAAGTAGCTGTTTTATTTACAATATTAACTGTAGCAATTGCAGGAGCTATAACGCCATCTGATAATCTAAAGAATACAGTCTCTCCTGTTGCAAATGTACTGTTCTTGAAATATGCGCTAAAAGTGTATTGTGTAGCAGGAGCAACTGATTGTGTTCTTAGTACGTATCCATTTGTTGTAGTAAAGGTTACTAAGTCAGCAGTGAGTGTCCCATTTGGAGCAACAGTACTATCAGGTGTAATAGTTACACTTGTCTTAGTCCAACTTACGTTACTCAAGTCATTACTATACTGTACTAGGTTATAAGGAGTTCTCTGTAAGAGACCTTGTACGTTAGTTCTCCAAGCATCTGATCCTCTGGTAAAAGTTAAGTTACCTGTTGCTCCTATAGGTTTCTGTGTGTATACTGTGTCTTCTTTGTATCCACTTGGAGATAAGAGAAAAGAAGATTGTTCTAAAAAGCTAGACGTATTATCTACGCAGCCTATAGATTCTACTACTCCTCCATTAGATCTTACATGATAATAGAAGACAGTGGCTAAATTTTCTGAGCCATCAAAAAAGAAAAATTTTCCTATACGAGCCATAATGGTAAGTTAAGTTTAAATAAAGTTAAGCCTAATAAAGGCTAACTTATTGAGATACAATGTAATACAGAGTTCCAGTACCTAGTACTTTTACGTTTACTGTATTAGGGGTATCTATACTTACTCCTGAGTTGTTTGGTAAAACAACTGTAGCTCCTGAAGTTCCAGACATGGAATTGTTTACTGTAAAGCTTACAGTAGTTCCCGTAGTGTTCATTAAAGTTACAAACTTGCAACACTCGGAAGGAAGAGCAGTAAGAGACCCTGTAAGGGCAATACTTCTAGATACGTCTTGGGGTTCTTCTGTGTTAGAAGCAATCTGTCTTAGACGTTTGGCCTGCTCCTTAAGCAAATCATTATTTTCCATAATTATATATTCTTATTTAGATTTAAGTTTAATTATCTTTACAGTAATTAGATTACCTAAGTACTCGGCTATTAGGCCCGTAGTACAAAAGTATATTAATTAAAAATAAAGTCAATAGATAGAATTATTAACTTCTATCTAATCCTTCTTCATAGTCAGACAACTCTCTCTGTTGTTCTTTAAGCTGGACTTTTTCTTTTTGAAGATCATCTATTTGTGATTGTAAAGATTGTTTAGTTTCTTCATCATCTAAATAGTCTAACTGACGAGTCATAGCTTTAATTTGTTTATTAATAGAAGATATGTCTCCTTTCGTTCCCTTTATCTCAGAATCTAATGTAGATATAAACCATCTTGGGTTTTTAGCTTCATATTTCCTATAGATATACTCAGGTCCAGTAAAGTAATTTGTACTTACTGCAAGTCCAAACATTTTTTCTAATCTAGCAAAAAACTCCATCTGTCCCTGAAGTACAGGATCAGGCTTATATCTTTTAGGATTTAAAATATTACCTGTTCTACTACGTTCAATATACTCATCAAACATATCTACATCATCTAATGGGTTAACAAATTGATAAGCTAATTTAATAGACTCAAAAGCTCCCTGCAAAGGAAGAATAAAATTTTTCTCTAAATAAAATTGTCCTATATTCTTACCGTCTACATTATTCATCATACGAGAATAGACAATAGATCCTGTTCCAAAGACAGGATTCAACGTGTTTAATTCATCTTCGATTTGTAAAAGATTGTAAAGTAAAAAATAAGCTCCCCAGATATTTTCCTCATCGTCATCATCAGAGTATACTAAAGCATTTAAAGCAATTGCAATAGCAGTACTTACACTTAACACAAGCATGTCATAAACTGCTGCCATAGCTTCTGCTTTTTCTCTAGGACTCATTAAACTGTCTACAGCTGCAAAAGAAAATCTATTCTGCATGATTAACTTAAGAGCCTGTACCAAGGTTCTAAAGTACCCTTGTTGTTCCATACCTGCTCCATAGTTCATTCTTCTATTTCCAAATCTTCTAATAAACTGATAGGTAAACCATCCCTTCATGTAGCCAACTAATCTTCCTATAGTATATCTACTATATTCTCCTTTATCCATTGCACCATACGCTCCATGAATAAGAGCATTTACTGCGTTTACTTTTTGCCTAAATGCAGATTCTACTCCACTAAATCCTTCTATGTCTTTAATATTTGGATCAGGTTTAATAACACCCTCTTCTACAATGTAAGCATCCATTATAGGCTTGAATGTTCCATCGGTCATCTCTACCATAAACTGCTTAGATAAAGATTCTGCTACCGCACTACGCATTTCAAATTCACCAAATGTCCTAGTAAAAGAAAGCATATAAAGAGGATTGTATTTTCTAACTCCTTTAGCTAAATCACTAACATATACTCTTTTACCTGATTCAGTTAAATGATCTTCAACCATAATATTGAAGTAACGCATCTTCTGAATATAAGGAGAATCTATACCATCTTCTACATAAGATTTAAATAAATCGCCAATATGCTTAGCATTCTTTCCCATTGCTACAGTAACATCTTTTCGACTAACACCGTAAATCTTTAACTGTTCAAAGATGTTTATTGTACCAGCTCCAAAGTTTTTAATACTTGAAGGTAAACGTAAACTAAGTGCTAACTCTGCACCAATACCCAATCCCTTATCTAAAGCCCACTCAAATACCCTACCCGCTTTATTATTAATCATAGGCTTTCTAGACTTACCTTGTAACTTACGTTCAAATAAGTTATTTACCATCTTTTGGATACGACTTCCAGGAATTTTTTCACTAAGAACATCTTGTATACCGTATAAATATGGAGCATTAGCGTAAGCTTTTCTAAACCTAATCAGATCAGTACCGTACATAGTTAAACTATTAATAAAGTTTACACTCATCTTGTCTGCCCCAATAGGAGTATTGTAACGTAAGAAAAGTCTTCTATTAACCTTTGTCACCATACTGCCTTCTTCGTCTCTAGACATATCTTCATCATTCTTAAAGGTCATATTATCCCATATGTTACTAGCTACGCCTTTTATCTGAGAGCCAATAGTACCAAATTTCTTATTTCCTAAAGCCTCAAAGCCTTCTTTCATTACAGAAGGAAGTTCTAAACCTTTCTTAAGGTTTCTAGGAACTCCTTTTTGCATCTCATTATACACCTCAAGTATTTCAGAAAGTAACTGTTTTTCTTCAGTACTTAATCTAGCGTACTCTGGATTTATATACTTAGTCTTTGTATTATCCAATGATACTCGTTTAGATTTCTTGTTCTGAGTAACGGTTTCTTTTCTAAAAACAGGATTAAGAGTAATAGTTTTCCATCTAAACGAGGGTTCATTAAAACTAATGTAGGACTTATCTGTAGGTTCAGTCGTCATCCAATAGGTTAGTGGTTCATCTTCTTCTATAAAGGTACCTGCAGCTTCAGAATAGTTATAAACCTTTTTATGGTTCATCTTATACCATGTAGTATTTTTTAATGCCTCTACAGCATCCGAAGTTAGCAAACTACCATTTTGATCTCCTGCATACTTAGCAGAATTTTGAGCAGAAAGTTTGGCTCTTTGTTCAGCTAACTTAGTATTGTATACTTCAATATATGCAGGTGTATAGACTTTTTCTTGGATTGCAGAAAGCTCTTTATATAGATTACGAAGAGCTACACGATCTTCTCTGGATAGTTCAGGAGACTCCTCTTTAATAGTTTCTTTAACTTCTTCTAACTCTTTCTCTAACTCTGCTATACGTATAGGAATATTTACTTCTCTAACAACACCATTCTCCTCTACAGTAACAGTCTCATTAGGAATTCTTGATCCATCATAAAGATTATCATTATTCTTAAATCCTTTTAATAGGCTAAAAATCTCATCCCAGATCTCTGAAACAGTTCTCATGCCAGGAACATCTACTTTCTCTTGAATAGCAGAAATAGAATCTAAGATCTCTCTACGTTCTTCATAAAACTCTGGACTAATCTTTCTTACAGCATTATTGGCTCTCCAAACATCATAGTCTTTTTGGACTGCATTTAGTATAGCTTTTTTAGAATTTATAACCTCTTCAGGTTGTTTTGTTGCTACAGCATCTTCATACTCTAATTTAACTCTATCCAAAGAAGCTTTCTTTTTTGTTAGTTGTACATTAAATAAAGCTTTATTAGTTTCTGTTAGCTCATATTTGTATAACTCTGCAGCATTTTTCTCTTTTTTCCACTCTCTTATACTTGCAGCTATACGTAAACCCTTTTCATCTTTAACTATACCGTTGATGTCGGTATCTGCCTCTAAACGTTCTAACTGAGACTTTAAGTCTTCTAACTTATCTAATTCATCCTCATTATTCTCTTCGTCTAAAGAAGATGCTTGAATCTTACGCATCTCCTCTATGATTTCTTCTCTAGCCTCCCTTGCTTCATCACTTAATAAGGATTGAATACGATAGTATTCATCTATAAAAGGCTTCTCTTCAAACTCTTCTTGTAGATTAACTAACTCTCTTTCTTTTTTCTTTATCTCTTCTTTTATAATATCTGTTTGATTTTTTTGGTTTTTAAGTTGCTGGATAGCATGAATAAGAGTAATTCGATCGTTTTGATAAGCGATCTCATCCATCTCTGTATTAAAAACTAAAGTCTCTCTTTCTACTATCTCTCCCTTCTTAATTTCTTTAACTGTTACTTTACGGATGTATGGTCCAAAAGTATTTTGAAAATCTAAACCTGTAAGATTCCTACCCCCTTTAGACTTTGTAATTTTTTCTAGCCTATCTCCTAATCCCCGCATTTTTCTTTCTAGTACAATAGATTCTGCGTTAGCTTCGTCATACATTTTACTCAACATAGAACCCACAGTACCTGTAATAATATTACCTGTTAGTGCTGCAGATTCTGCATAAAGACTGAATAAATTAATATCTTTTAATTTGCCAGTAAATGCTCTGGCAATATTTTCTTCTGTAGCCAATTCATTATACTTCTTGGTTTCCTCTGCTATTTTATTCTTAAGATTCTGAGCTAATGTATTATTACCTGAAGCAACTGCTGAATCATAAGATTTTTGAAACTGTTCTATATTCTGAGCAATAGTTGCTCGCATAGATTCTGTTTGAGGAGCAATCTCTCTAGCTAACTTCTCTGCAATAGCTTTAGTAGCTTTATTAAAGTAGTCTTGTGTAAGTGAGTTAGCTAAAGCTTCTATGTTTCTTATTTGAGTATTTAATACAGTGCCTGTACCAGTGTCTCCCATAATGTCTGTATACTCACGCATTACTTGCTTAAAGTGTTCACCTAACTCACGAGCATGGTATGCTTGTCTAAACATCTCCTCTTGAGTATAGATACCACTTGCAGACATAGAATCCATAGATAATTGTAAAGATCTAAGATACTTAGCTGTATCATGAAAGTATGTAACTAGGGATCTAAAAGCCTCTTTAGCTTCTCCAATAGATATATTTTGCAGAGACTCTTCTGATTTATATAGCAAAGGCAAATTAATTTTTATACTATTCGCCTCCATAAAAATCTTTTTCCAGTCAATAATGTCTGAGTCTAGAAACCTAGTAAGATTTTTTTGGAATTCAGAATTTTTTAATAAGTACTCCTTAGCTTCTTCCATTTGCATAGTTGTCATCTCATAGTTAAATTTTTGTTTATCTAATGGATTACTTTTAGTATTTAAGTTGTTATTAAATACTACTTCTGCAAAATAATTATCTAACAATTCATCAAGTGCTTCTTGAGTTGGGGCAATCTTTTTATCTGGCTTAGTTAAACCTAGCTTACTTAGTATAAAGTCCCATATCTTTTCAAAAATATTTCTAGCATATTCTACATCATTTTTTTCTATAGAATCTCTAAAGGCAGGATTACTTAAGAATTCACTTACAAACTCAAACTCATCTGCTAAACCGTAATAATCTCCTACAGGAGCTTGTCCTTTATATTTAGTCTTATAATAAAGATAGGCCTCTCTTATACCTTCAACCAATTTTTTATCAGTAGCATTACTAGGAGACATCATAGCATGCACAGTAACAGAGTGGACTAACTCATGAATAAACAACTTCTTAAAAGAATCTATATCTAGAGCACCTAATGCTATAGGACTAAAACTTAGTTTACGATTGCTGGCATCATATGTTGCAGGCCTAATAAGATAGTCACCATTGCGATCCCTCATAACTCCTGTATGCTCTACTCTAAAGTCCATACTGATGTTTGGATCTATATGAAGTACTCTAATTAGTTTTTTAAGTATCTCTCTCTGATATTGTGGAGTACTAGGATCATTAATAATTTTTGTAGCAGTATCAAAGATATCAGGATTAGTAAAGTCTAAGTATGGCTGAAGATGTTGTACGTTAGCTGACTCTAAAGCAGAGTTACTTCTAATCAACTCGTACTCTAAAGCCTCCGTCATCATTAACTTAAACTCATTTTTTCCTGATGCAGGAGTCAATTTGTAAGTTCTTTGTGCACCAGGTAAATCGCTCTGTACAGGTTCTATTTGTAATGAGAAAGTAGAATAAGGCTGATTGTCTAGTACAAGTTGTTGTACATCAGTTAGATTATATTCTTTTTCTATATCTAAGTCTCTCTCCTCGTAAAATTTTTGTACATCCTTTACATAAGCAAGTTGTCTAGGAGGAAGTTGAATTCCCGCTAAACCTAAAAACTGTTCTATATCTGCTTCTGGATTATGAGCAGCAGTCATAGACGATTTAAGAGGTCCCCAAGAACGAGTACTTCCAACGTTATCATAAATAGCTTCTATAGTTTGTGCAATATAGTCGCTATCTAAATCTAATTGCGTTAATAGATATCCTAAAGTGGAAGCATGTCTTTCTCCTGATATAGGATTATTTACATGTATAATACAGCCTTTGCTCATTTTTACGTATGTTACAAATATAATCTTTAATTAAAAATATCAAACTTTAAATATAATCTAATCTTCTATGTTACACTTAGTCACTTCTGCATCTGTAGAACTTAGTGGCGTACTTTTTCCTGACTTACGTGCAACATTTACACCTGTAGATTCTCCTAAGTCAACAGGTCTATTACCTCTAGAACTATTTAAAATTCCTTGACTTCTGTAAGCTTCTTCATCGTCAAACTCTGGATCATCATAAGTATTACCTTCTTCTAATGGAAGAACATCATCTTCATCAACCTCTTCTACGATTGCTACATCTCCCTTAAATTTATACTTAGGAAACACTCTATCCAGTTCTGATAGACCCTTTTGTTTAGATTGGGCATATGCTGCTTTAATGCCTTCTGTAAAGATAGTTAAAGCTTCTTCATCGTTAGAGTCAGAGTTATTATAAGAATACTTTAAACCTTTTAAAGTAACAGATAAACCTGCTGCTACATCAATATATCCTTTAATAGGAAGATATGGTTGTATACTTCTAAAACGAATATTAAATCCTTGTGATACTATAGTAGCACTAGCAACATCTGTAAAAAACTGAGACACTTGTGGATTAGGATGATTTAATCCATCCATGAATGCTTTTTGTACAGCATCTATAGCATCAGGATCTTTCTCATTTGTCTTCATAGCTACATAAAACATCTTTGAGTCTTTTACATCAATAGTATTAAAGTTAGCTAAAAATAAATTTTTGTTTGCAAACTGCATCAACTCAGGCTTACTACTATCCTTAAACAAAGTAATAAACTTAGACTTTAAGTTGTTGGGTTTATCCTTCTCTAAGAATCCAGAATCTCTTCCATATCTATTATACAAATCTCTACTATAGTCATCCCCAAATCTGCTAATAAGAATATGCATAAAATTATTAAGAATCTTATTAACCTCTCTAGTTGCCCTATCTCTGCTCCAATATTTATTTTCATCTAGTATTTTTTGTATTTGTTCCTGAACAGGAGCTAAAGCTAGAATATCGAAGACACTTCTAGAAATCTCTACTGCTTCTGATACAATGTTAAAGGGAGATACTACGCTATTAGAAAGAATTTTTTCGACTGCTTCTCCATTGAAATAATCAGACGCTGAATTAATACCATAGGCTACAGAGAAAAAATCTGTAATATTTCTGTAGTTATTTGTATTAAAATCTATATTAGAAGTCAAATCATATAGTACATCTTGTTGATCCTTTACAGCAAGATACTGCGTTAAGAAGGCAACCTGTGCAGCCAACTTAGATTGAGCTTCTATGTTTCCAGTTTTAGCTTCTTCTAAAATAATATCGTATGCTTTCCTACTATTCTCTACATAAGGCGGATAATCATTTTCATTAAAACGTTCTATATGTCTCTTAAAGTAATCGTCTTCAAGTAACATTGTTACTGTATCTTGTAAGTTAATAACTGATTTTTTTCCTTTAGGAGTTTGGATTTCCTCCATAATAGGCGATACTCCAAGTACTTTTAAAGCCTCGATTACGTATTGTTTTTCAGATTTAGACTTTGATCCAAGTGTTCTTCCTATATGTCCAACAAAATTCTCTCTTAAGAAATGTTGAATAATAGGTTGATTCACTAAAAGAATAGCATCCTTAACTGGAGTACCATTTAAAACCATTTGTAGAATAAGAGGAGTCCGAACATTATCACCATTAAAATAGTTAATCCAGTCTTCTTTCTCAATGTCTACGTGACCATTAATAAACTCATTGATTACATCTGATATCAGATTGTCATTGTCAGCATCTATATATCCTCCTAGAATGATTTCTCCAGATGTTGTTCTGTTTGCCTTCATTCTATAGTTGTTTGTTATATTACCTGCCTTAAATCTTAATCCTACTTGTTGGAAAAGTTTATGTAATGCATTCATCTTAGCGTCCACACCCAAAGACTTTTTACCTAAAGTATTTTCTTTAAACAAAGCAACTGAGGTTAATGGAGAAAACATATCCGTAGAACTAATCTTACCTCCTTTATTTCGTAATGCTAAGTATTTAGCAGCTATCTCTGGTAAGATTTTATTAGAATTAGGTTTTGTAAATCTAGAGAATAGAGCAGGTTCAGATAATACACCAGAGATAACTTTAATCATTCTATTAGAAGATACATTTTTAATATTGTTTGGAGTATAACCCTGCAATGTATCTAAGTCTTTGTTTATCTCTTTTAACTTAGCCAAAGTATCAGCTAATGAAGGATTTTCTTTTAATAGATGTTCTATACGTGCAATTAATAGTTTAATACGTAGGTGTGCACCTTCTACCAATGGATCATCGTAAGAGGCTTTTCTAGTAGATAAGTCATACAATACTCCTTTTAAGTTCTTAATGTCTTTCTCGTATAATCCTTTTATAAAGTAAGCACCTGTATTGTTTAAGAGTTCTTTGATCTCTTTCTTATTTTGTAGATTAACAACTCGCTCTCTTATGTTGTTAAGCATGTTCTTTGTAAAGTCTGCAGAGTCTACAATAGAATCATCCATTATATTACCTTCAGAGTCTAACATAGGCTCATACATAAACAACTTATCTATATCGAAGTCAGATCCAGACTTAGTAACAATTGAAGGAGGTACTACAATAACAGGACCTGCACTTGTAGGTAAGAACTCTCTCACTCTAAAGTATTCCATAGAGTTAAATCCTTGTACGGGAATACGTACACCTGCCATAGTAATTTTTTCTGAATGAAGTTCTACCCAGTTGTCATCTAAAAGTGCCTCATTTAACCTAGCAAGAGTTGCTATCCTCTGACCATTAAACTCTAAGTTTAATAAAGGTAAATGTTTTTTAGGATTAAAGGCAATCTTAATATCAGCAGGTTGGGTTTTACCATTCTCTACTCTGTAGTCCCTCAATCCTGAAGTTCCGTATTTACTAACGTCTTCCTTACTAGGTTTTTTAAATCTTGTTCCTAACTGATTAAATCCAGAAGAAGCTAATTGAATATAGGCTTCTCCAAACATCTTTGGTTTAAGCACACGTTTAGATAAAGCCGAACTAATTACATTTTCTACCAAGTCTCTTCTAGAGGATCCATCAATAGATCTAATAAACTCATTCTCATCAAGAGAGTCAATGTAGACATATACCGAGTTTGGAATATCTTTTTTGTCGAATTCTTTGAATAACCACCGTTTAAAGGCAGGAATAGAGAAGGTTTTTATAACACCATTTTCGTCTACCTCTGCTTCTATTTGAGTATAGATTTTGGCTTTCTCCGCATTTACGACATTCTGAACCATGTTAATAAACTCTTGTTGTAAGGAGTCCATTTTATCTTGGATCTGTGCAAATGCTGGATTAATCTCTCCATTAATATAAAAATCCCCAAACAACAACTTAACCATCTGAGTAGAAAGAGTTGCCTCATTTTTAAACTTAGGTGCTATATACTGTTGTCTACGTAGTCCACTTATAGGATAGGTAAGAATACTTTTTGTAGGAATATTGTTGATAGACAATACATCGTCTTCTTTGTAGAAAGGAATTGACTCTACTGGAGTAGACATCTTGTTTCCAGAATCAAAAGTTGCAAAGTCCACACCCTTCTCAAACATATCAAACATAAAAGATTCTAAGTCAGTATTAAATACTGCAGATGGTAATAGATTGAATACGGAGTATTTACCTAAAGTTACATACTTAGTATTCTCTAAAGGAGAACCATAGTAACCTAATTTTAAAGAAGTTAGGATACCTTTGTTTGATTGCTCTATTAAATCTAATACTGATTGTTTGGTACCTTTATTAGCCCTATAAGCTTTGATTGCTTCTAATACTTTAACTTCATGATTGTAGGCTTCTTCAAGTTCTGAAGACCACTCATCTATTGAGTTAAGATAGAAACGAATAAAGTCTAAGTTTGCATACGCTTGAGCATCGGACTCTTTGTCCTGAGCAAACATATCATCAAGGTTAGTTTTAATCTCTTCTTTTGCGGCTAGTATAACTTCTGCTTTCTTTGCCTTTGATGCATTCTTAGGAAGTAAACTTAGTTTCCAATCTACAAATCCATCTTCGATTTGTTTTCTTAAAACATCTTCCTGAGACCTAGTAAACGATTTAATATCTTTAAATTGAATATATTTAAAATTCTCATCATACTCTCTAGACTTGCCTCTACCTTTAACTTGTTGTTCGAGTAGTCTTGCATACTTAGGCTCAGAATTCCAAGATAATAAAGTCTGATCATCTAAGTGTGGTTGTTTCCCTGGAGAAATACTACCACCTAAACGCTTAAATACTTCCCTCCAGTTTCCTCCTTTTGCATTAAAGTTAGAAGGATCTCCCACTAACATATGCATATATTCTATCTGATGAGTATAGTAGTTGGTAATATAAGCTAGAATAATCGCATCAATTTGTGACTCACTTCTAGCATCTCCCTCTTCAGTAAATGTTTGATTAAACTTCTTTACAAAATTTGCTTTCTTACCATCTGCAATACTTTCAGTTAAAGCAGCTTTAAAAACTCTTAATTGGTCTTGAAAGTATTGAGTAAGAGAATCTTTAAACTCACCATAACGAGTATCTCTTCTACCACTATACAACTGACTGACTGCTTCTATTAATGATTCTTTAGACTCAGCTACTGCCACAAGATTCTTAAGCTCATCTTGTAATTGAGGAGAAAGAATGTCTTGAAGTATAATAAATTCTGAACCACGTACTTCTTTTTGAGTAGACTTAGCTCTATCATCATACATACGGGAGACTTCAAACTTTAAATAATCTGTAAACTGTGACTGTACAGAAGAAGCAAGGACTGTCTTATTCATCACAATAAAGTCCTCAAACTTATGATACGTTCTATCTGCTAAGTTTCCATTTATTCTAGTAGCAAAAGCACTGTTTTTAGCTCCTGCTCTTATGTTTTCAAAGGTGCGATCTTTTAAAAATCCTAAAAAGTCCTGAACTAACTTAGAGTCTGCACTGAGATTTGTTGTTTTCTTACCATCAAAAATACCAGTCTGCATACCAGAAAAGTTTAATACTTCTATAGAAACGTCTTCTCCTGCTAAGTTTTTCTTACGATCTCCGTTGAAGTCAAACATCTTTTTACCCCAAGCACTGTACTTAATAAAGTTATTTGTCTCTGGACTTAAGTGTCCTTTAAGTTGGGATAAGTTCTTTACCTTATTTAAATCTTCTACGGTATCTATCATATGATTCCATTCTCTGATAGACCATTCTAAATTCTTCTCTAAATTAAGATAAGAAGCTGAATTAGATAAGTTATAAAAAGACTCTACTGTGTTAAAGAAGTTTCTTCTCTCATTTTTAAATGTTGTAATCGAACCAAATCTTTGTTTATACAACACTTTAACAGGGTCATTATCTTTAAGAGCGTTAATAGCTTTTTGAAGTTTACTAGAGATATCTGTAGTCCAAGTACTTAGAGGAAGAGAAGTTGTCTGCGGAGTTAATGCAATTAAATCTAGATTGCCAGACCGAGCAATTTGATCCATTAATACCATCTTATTGACTGATAGTTTAGCAATTGTAAGAATATTTTTAAGTCCAATAGGTGTAATTCTTAGGTTTGAACTTGGAATGAAGTTACCTTTTCTATCAAACATAAGTGATGGAGATACTCCTCCATATAAATCTACGCCAAATACATCCTTAAAAAATCTAAAAGCATCTTCAGCAACAAAAGGAGCTAGTCCTAGATAATCAGCTAATACAGACTTAACACTAAAGGTAGGAACATTGATACTATTTACATCTACGTTCCTATATTTTCTACTAGAATTTTCAATAAAGTCTTGATCAAAGTATTCCATCAAGTTATTTAGAGACAATGTATTTTCAACAAACACACTAGTCTTTAAAACTGGTTTCTTTCCAGGAGTATCTTCTACTGTAGATCGAATATTTAAAGGAACTACTGTAGGCATAGAAGCAAACTGTAGAAATCCAGCTTTTAATGCTTCCTCTTCTATACTCAATGTACCAGTAGTTTTGGGCATTCTTTGTACAAAATAGAGAAGTTGAGGGGACAAGTCTGCTTTTTCTACTAAAGCTTGGATTGCCTCACTGTAACTCTTAATACCGCTTACAGTATTTAGAATTAAGTTTTTATTGGTTAGGTAGTCTCCTACCTGGGGTAGACCTAAAATACTTCCCACCTGTTGAATCTCTTCTCCTAATTCATTTCTTTTAATATCTGGAAGAGTTTTAATAAGTTCTAATATCTCAGGAGAAGCAAGATCAATAGGATTGATCATCTCAGCTGACTTTGAAGCATATTCGTTTCTACTACGGTCTTCTTCAGCTATCTCATCTAATACAGAATCTATGTCTTTGGTATCATCTCCTTCTTTTGTTTTAAGTATGTTTCCCTTAGAAAATCCTTTATGATACTCTACTGTTTCAGCCCACTTATCTTGTCCATCTTTACTGTAGACTAAGGGCTTAAGAGAATTAATACGTTCTTCAAGAATTTCTGCAGTAGCTGGATCTGCAGTCTCTAATTGAGACTCATAGTTTTCAATAGCAGCCTCTAAAGACGTCTTTACCTGATCATAGATCTTAGGTAGTAATTGTGCTTTTAGTTTAGAGTTATTAAAGAATGCAGCATTAATTCCCATTCTATCTACTGCTGCATTAAAGTAATAGTCAATAGCACTAAGAATCTCAGCACCCTCAACAGAAGTGTACTCGATGGATACTTTTTCTCCCGCACTTGTAACTACCTCTAAAGTAAACTCTTTAGTTCTATTAAGTTTATTATGTTCTATATTTAAGTCAGAAGGTTTATACTCCGAGAGATTGCCTCTATACAGTTTCTCAAATAATTCATCTATAGGGGCTTTCTCTTCAACAATCTGTCCTTCAGGAGTAATACTGGTCTTTTTAGTAAATAGATTACGTAAGAAGTCCATTATACGCTGAAACAAATTTCTTACAGGTTGTTCTAGAGTTTCTTCTTCCGATGCTGCAAGTATTGCTTGTTCTTCAGGAGAAAGTTCTTGGCTTCTGTTTAAAGAGTAGGTTCGAAAAGACTCTGCTAATACCTCTTCTATTTGTCTATTAGTAAGAGAATAATGTGGAATCTCTGTCCCTCCTAAGTTAATGTTTCCAGGTCTGGAACGCACTAATTCGTACAAAGCCGCTTTCTCTGCTTTAGTTAAGAATCTTTGTGTAAATTCATGAAAAGATTCATGATACAAGTCAGAAGAGTCTGAACCTTGATACAAGGTAATTGCATCTTTTGTCCATTGAGCAAAAGCTTTCTGATTAACAATATTACTTAAGTTAGCAAAACCTACATAGTTAGATAAAGGTGATTGTGAAAACCATATATAAGCATCTAATAGTTGGCGACCTGTTGGCTTATCAATAGTTTTATCTACATCGTCTGAGATGTTTTGTAGCATCTCTCTGCTCACTTCTTGAATTTCCTCTGGCCTAAATCTTTCTGCCTTAAATCCTTGATTTACTTTAGCAATAATCTTAGTAGCCAAAGCATCTAAGTCTCCTCCGTTTTTTGTAATGTAGGAATGAACAACTTTAGACTGTATAAAAGAGTTGAATCCATCAAATCCTGGATACTGCTTCTTGAACTTGTTACTAAATGTAACAGCTACTGCAAAGATAGCTTTAGCTTCATTACCCTGATACTGAGATAAAAAGTTACTATAAATAGAATTATCTACGACAACTTCTTTTTTATTTTTTATAATAGTCTTTTTACTCAAGGGATTACCTTGGTTTCTATTCCAAAGAAAGTAAGCAAAGTCTTCTCCTACAACATTCTTTAAAGAGTTAAACTCTGCACGAATATTAGGGTCACTTAGATTAGGGCAAATCATTCTAGTTTTATTTTATAATTAGTTTTAACAAATATAATACGTAACACTAAGATACTCTAAAATTACAACTTAGGTTTCTTTTTTATCTCTTTTAATTGTTTAGCACGATCTAATCCGGCACAATCTTCTTTTGCTTTTTTTGCTTGGTCTATATCATCTTGATCAAACATCTCCCCTGCGTTTACACTGTTAAGTCTGTCTGCTAATGATTGCTTAGGAGGTGTAGATTGTTCTGAGGCAGCTAGTTCTGCATCGTAATCTTTGATAAAGTCTTCCAAAGTATAAGTCTGACCATACTTTTTACCCAACCTTACTTGTTCTGCTGATACAGTATTTTCTAAAGGAATAATACCATTAGCAGAGGATTTATCTTTTTCAGAGTATTCTACTTTTTCAAAGTTTTCAATATCTTGAATCAAAGGTTTAGCAGCCAAACTAAGTAACAAGTCTTTTGGAGAGCCATACTTTTCATTTATATTTTTTAATTCATCTAGGCTAATAGACTGATAAGTACCTGTCTTATCATTAAATTTTGCTATTTCCCACCTGACATTGCCTTTTACATTAGTTATATAAAATGCGGCAAATTTTTGTTTCTTATAAGTAAATCTAAAATTAGACTCTTCTTGGTCGAATATTACATGAGTAATCTCTCCTTCATTAATTTCTATAGGAGTAGCTAGTTTAGCACCAGCTATTTTTATAGCTTCAGACAAATTAGTTACTTCATTTCCTGGTTTAGGATTATCTATACCTGCTATTTTATTTTGAAGTTTATATTTTACAGATTCTCTAGAAGGTTTGGCATCATCCTTTTGTTTTCTTTTTTCAAAATCAGTCTTAGAAATCACAGTTTGAGTAGGAGCAGTAGGAATAACTGGAGCAGTATTTTGTTTAGGCATAGTTAATTGGATAGACTTTTTATCTATACCTCTTACTTCTAAATCATCGTTGCTTAACATCACTAGAGGAAAAGGCTTCTCTCTACCTGGTAATTGTATGCCTACAAAAATAAATATAGGATTACTATCAGTTGTATAAGGAACAATTCCGTAAGCACTTTTACTAGAGTCTGTGTACTCTATAGAGTTGTAGGTCACTTTGCCTGGATTATCATAGATAAATTGTACCAGTTGATCGTATAACTCTGGAGTAAGATTGTCATAAGCACCTTTAAATAAACTGTTAAGTATTGGATTTTTTTCTACTACTTCTTTAAGTTTTGCATGTTGTACTAGGTGAAGATCTACTGCCTCAGGTTGATTTGTACTAGTAGAAACACTAGGACTCGATACACTTGGTTGTACTTGAGGAGGAGTGGGCTGAGTTTTAGGAAGAACCTCGAGTACTTTTTTCTCAAATTCTTTTTGATCAGGATAAACTACTTTATTTATTGGTGTAATAAGTTCTCCCCCAGCTGTCACAGGAAAAGTATGTGTATCTTTTAGATAGTCAGAATAAGATTGTTTAGTTGTTACTATCTTACCATCGACCAAAGATACTCGTATCATAGGATCTCCATTTTGTAATATAGTACGATCTGCTTTATAAAAACTTTTCTTTAAGAAATCCAAGAACTCTTCCTTGGTCAAAATCTTATTAACAGGTTTACCGTTTACATAGGTAGTCTGAACAACAGTAAGTGGGTACTCTACTGCTTCGGACTTACTTGGATAATTATTATTAGGAAAAAAATGTACCCGATTCTTCTTATCTATAATGTTAATAAGACTAAACAAATACTTTTCTAATCCAGCCTGATCTACAAAGTCACTAGGAATTGTTTCAGAGAATATCATTTCTGCTATTGCCTCTGCCTCTTGCTCTTGTATATTAGTATTGCCTAGAATAACGGGATTACCATTGTTATTAAAGTATATACGACCTAAGTTAAACTTAAAAGTCTTACCAAAAATTTCCTGACCTTCTGAGTCTGCAATCTCAAAGTCACTAGCATTAGATTGTGCAATGGTTTCGTTTTCTATCTCAGCTGCTTTCTTTTGACTAGCGGATTTAGGTAATACTCCTTCAGACACACTAAACTCTGTATCAACAAAAGAATAAGGATTTTCAGTTAAAAATGTTCTTAACCTTTTTACATCCTGTAAAGTCTTACTATGTTCTTCTGGGAAAACTACATCTTTACCCTTAGAGACAAGTTTGGTTAAGTTTAATTGTAGAGGATACCCATCAAATAGAGATAAAGAACCTTCTTCTTGATTAGGAGCAGTAATCATAACAGCAGAGTTAACTGTGAATCCATCTCCTTTGTTAACTATAAAGTATCCCAAGGTAGACCTATCAAAGTATTCTTCTCCTAAAAGCTCGTGCATTGGGGCTAATATAGCATCTTGTTGTTCCCTAGTTAAAGCATTCCATTGTTCTATAGTCATAGAGTTATTCTCAAAAATTGACTCTATTCTACGAAAATCTTCATCTATTTGCTCTTCTGTTTTATCGGGATACTTCATAGCTAGGAATACCATTGCTGTTCCTTTTCTACTCTGTATTCTAATTTGAGCACCTGGACCACCAAGTGACTCAATTGCTTTAGCATTTCTTACTTCTGCAGGATCTGTTCTTCGTACATCTTTACTGTCAAACTCTATTGCTGCACTCCTTAAGGGAGAATTTAATTCTAATAATCTTGCTTCTCTTCGAGCAAGTTGGGCATCTAAAGCTTTATTTTTAGTTTCTGTATTTAGATTTGCTGGCAAAGGATTTGCTACGGGTGTAGCAGCTACTACAGGTGCAGAAGCAGCAGTAGTAGGTAACTCTTCTCGTACAAATCTTTTAGCAAAGTATGATACAGCGTTCAATGAAGCAAGTTTATTTTCTGCTGTATCAGAGTTTGTTTTATTTCTTTTTCTAGCTGCAATATCTTTAGATATGATATCAGCCATACTAGCTATACTTTGTTCAAACTGAGAAATAGTAATACTCTTGTTAAAGAGACTATTTACAAGACCAACAATGTAGTCAAAGTCTCTTGTTCCTCTACCGAACTTTCTTGCTACTATATTAACTAAAAATTCTTTAAATTTATTTATATAATCTGTGGGATACTTTTTCTTATAGTCGCCTACTTGCTTAGCATATCCCTCTTTAAAAGTTAATTTAGTTTGAGATTTACCCGACTCATCTATAGGTTGGGTAGGAGAAGAAGTGGTAGAAGAAGCAGGAGTATTAGAGGGAGTAGAAGGAGTACTTGCAGTATTAACCATTGAAGAAAATTCTTCTACATCTGCATTTTCTTCGTCAGTTAATCCTTCTTCAGTTACAGGTTGACCAGCAATTTCCTGTGCTTTCATTTCCGATCTTCTTTGAATTAAAGCTTCTCTGGCTATATCTAATTCTTCTACAGTAAATTTTATACCAGGAAATTGTTTATTTAAAGCTTCTACATTGTAAGCATACATTGCATTTTTAGGTGCAACATTGTCTAAGAAAACAGCTAATGCTGATTGGCGTTCTTCTGGAGTAGCAGTAAGAAGTTTTTCTAGAATCCGTACTTGACTTGCAGCTAAGTTTTCGTCTGCTGTAAGTGCCATCTCCTGATTAATAAAATCAGAATTATCTTCTATCTGATTACGAAGCTTAGTAATACCATAAAGATCCAAAGTATTTTCTAAGGTATCATAGTCTATATTCTCTATAGACTGTTCTAAAAAGTTTCTTCCAGATTCGTCCCTTTGATTTGTAAGTTGATCAAATCTTTCTCCATAAGCATCTAGCAAACGTTCTCTGTTTGCAATCTGTGCTTTATCCTTATAGTTTCCTTTAAGTTTAAGATAATCTAGATCTCTTTGTACATTTACTCTAGATTGTATAAGTTCCTGTGGATCCGTAATCTGATCAAGACTAGCTATTTTTTCATCGTAGGCATTAGAAATAACTTTAGCTTTCTCTTCTTCAGATAAATTAGCATACTTTTCTATTCTCTTCTGGGTCTTTAAAATATCAGTAGTAACCTTAGATAACTCAGCATCAATGTCTGCTTGAGTATATTCAAAGTCTTTCTCGCCTATAATTCCTTTTTCTTTTAAAAACTTTTCTTCTTCTGCTGTTAAATCTTTTTTATTTATTGTTTTTATGTTAGCTCTTCGGATAGCATAGTATTCTTTTGACAGATCTTTAATTTTTTTATCATTCTCTACGGTCAACTCTTCTTTATACAGACCCACAAGTTCTTTTCTAATCTCATCCATTCTAGCTCTTCCTTTAGAGTCTATTTTATCTGCAAGTTTTCTAGTTGCAAATATTTGCTTCTCTTGATCAGTTAGGGCATCGTAATTAATATCAACTAGTTCGTCAGCTCTTAGATGATTAATAAAATAGTTGTACTGTTCATCTTTGTCTTCTAACAATGTCTTAGCATCTCTAATGCTATCAAAACCAAACAAACCATTTAAAACAGCTGACTTCCTATTAACATCTAGTACAGCTTGAGCATATTGTTGGTCAGAAATACTACCTTTTTCATTAAGCTGTTTTAACTTAGCTTTAAATAGCTCTGGATTATTTGCTGCTTCCCAGTCTGCTTGATTCTGAACATGCGACTTATTACCTGCGGCATATCCTTGAAATCCAGTTGTAAACCCTGAGTAGATAGCGCCTGCTGCAAAAGACTCAACAAAAGTATCAAGCATACTCTCACCAGTTATTTCTGTTTTATCTCTACCTACAAACTCTTCAGGCATGAGTGTAGTCTCTAAAAAAGCATTTCCTAGTAATGAAAGCTCTTCTTCTAGTGCTTCTACTGCGTTTTGTTTAAGTCCAATAACTCCAAATTGTCCAGCAGAATTAAAGAAGTTTCTAGCATTGTCAGTAAACTTAAGTTCAATTCCTGCTGCTCGTTTTGCTGAAGTAGCTAGATCTGCTTGAAAAGGTTTAAACTTTAAAGCCCCAACGTCAGGGAATCCAATACCCTCAGTCAAACCTTCTACTGATGCTTTAGCTAGTGCTCTTTTAAAATAGTTGCCTCCCCACTTTTTTTCTTCTGCAATCATTGTAGGTAAGGTACCAGCAGTAACTGTTGCAAAAGTAGAGAGTCTATCAGCCATTCGAAGTTCTTTACCAAATGCAGATACTTTATTTAAGGTAGAATATCCTTCTGCTAACTTAGCAGCTGCATCAATACTTTTTGCAGCTCCTCCTACTACTCCTCCTACCACAGATCCTACAGAAAGAATAGGTAACATTTGACTTATCATAGCAGCACCTGCCTCAGGTATTGCTCCAAAATTAAAACCAGTAGAACCATCTTCTTTCTCATACATAAACTGATTAGACATTACTGGCTTACCATCAGGTGTATAAGAAATTACTTCAGGAGCATACAATGCTTTCTTATAAATAGTTCCCTCAAAGTCACTCCTACTACTAAAGGCATTTGATAAATCTACTACTCCTGAAAGTAAAGAATTTGCAGTTCCTCCTCTGCCTTTTCCTCCTAATCTTTCATAATCAGGTTCGTATTTATTAACTCCATAAATCTTAGCGTTCTCTTTTTGGCGTTTGTCTAATAACTCTAGAGACTGTCTATAAGAAGTAATTAAACGATCATTCTCTTTGTTTACTGACTCATCTTTTGATTTAGGAGAGACTATAAGTTCTGTAAGTTTTGAACTAATTGCGGAACGTAAAGAACCAATAGTTTCGTTCTCTAAATCATATTTAAAGTACTTCTTAGCAAGGTCATCAGGATTTTTAAGTGAATTTAAAGCTTGTTGTTGAAACTGTTTAGCTTCTGGTCCTTCTCGATAGAAGTCATTCCCTCTTGTGATAAAATTATCTTGTAACTTAGTCGTTAATAAGTCATCAAAAGCATTCTGAGCAACAGGAGAAGCTAGACTTTGTTTTAGCTTTTTGTTTAACTCATCCGGACTCCCGTAACTATTTAAAAGATTAACACCAAAAGATTTGTAATCAATCTCATTTATATGGGATTTAATATTAGTAACGAGATCAGATGGTGTTAACCACTTAGTAGACTCATTTAAATCTATATCTTTAGACTTAAGTAATTTGTCTTTACCCTCAACTACACCACGAGCTCTGCCATACCAGTTAAGTAAAGAGTCTCCCAACTCTGCAACATCAAACAAATACTTATTATCTTCTGCTTTTTCTCTAATTGATTCTAGCTCTTGATGAATAGCATTAATAGAATTTTTATCTCTTGCTCCTTCTATACGACTAAACATTGAAGCAGCAGACTTCTCTGCTAAAATTGGATTATCATAAGCCTGCATATACAGACTCTTTAAAGAATTTAATTTTAAGTTTCTATTTTCTTCTACTAATTTATTCTGATAGTTTTGATCAGCAATAGCGCCTTTGCGTAACGTAGTTTCAAAAGACTGTAAACCTCTTTCAGAATTAAGTTGTCTATCTGCAGCTACAGTTAAGTCTTTTGTTCCATAGAAGGGATTAAATCCAAGATTACCAGATGGCATAAGTATTTATATTATTATTTGGTAAGTTTACCAATTTGATTAATGTGAGGTAAGATAGCACTTGCATTTTCGTTTAAAAAGTCTTTAACTCTTTGTTTACGAATATAGTTTTTAGTCCCATCTGAAACAGTGTATTGAATAGTTTGTTCTGGACTAACATCTTCCCCTGATAGACTCATAAGTAGACCTTTAAGTTTATGTAGATACAATTCTCTATTCTTACCTAATACTATATCTAACTTTGTAGTACCTGGAGTATCAACATTATTTTCAGCCTGTGCTATCTTTAAAACATCTGCAACAGTAGAATTTCTTTTTATACTACCATCTTTATTTGTAGTATAGTTTGCAACTAAGGTTTTTCCATCTGGTGATAATTTATATCCTCCTAAATTACTTATACCTTCATTAAGAACTCTGTTGTCTTCAGCACTAAGATTTTGCATTGTACTAAAGTCTTGATATACATTAAAGTTTTCTGGATTTAAATCGCTGTCCTTTGCAGGCATAAATCCTACAGGTGTTCCTTGCTTCTTGCTAGAAGATCCATCAGCAGAAGTACTTAATCCCATTTGATCCAATAAGGCAGCTTTCTGAATATCTACTTGAGCCTTAGCTTGATACTCTCCGATACTTAAAGAACTCTTATATGCTTCTAATGTGTATTTATTTTCTTCAAGATCACTTTCAATCTGTTTGTAGGCATATCCTTCTGCAGCATTGAATATTTGGTCGTCTACTAAATAAGACACTAACTCATTTTGATTAATTGTTTCTGAACTCTGATTAAGTTTATCTGCAGTAGCATTTCTATACATCCGAGTTTTTTTAAGTTCCGCATCAATTCTTAAAGTCGTAGGATCATTTTCACCCAATTTATTCACCGCTTGTTTATATCTACCCTCTAACTCATTTACTCTATTATCGTAAGCATTTAAGTTGTTTTGTTGAGATTGTTGCCACTGGTTAAACACATTTTCTTTACCTCTAATCTCCAGGTTATATGCAGCATCCATCTGAAGTTGCTCTTCTTCCTGGGGAGTTAATATAGACCTATAAGCCTTCATAAAACGATCCTGATCTACTCCAGAAATTTTTTGTTTAGTAATCCAACGTCCATCAGGAGATTGTTCATATACAGTTTCAATATTGGGCTTAAGATCTTTTGATACTTCAGACCATTTTTTTACCGTCCCTTCTGCATAAGGTTTATAAGCACTATAATTTAACTGAGCACCTACATTAGGATCTTCCATCCAAGATCTAATCCCCTTAAAATAGAAATGATCGTTTACAGGAGATTTAAGTTTAGGATCTAACTTCTTATAATCTTCCATCATCTTACTGTAGTTCTTAGAAGAGTTTACAGCGTTAATTAAGTTAGGGTCATTCTCAAAAGGTTTCCCTATTCCTAAAACAGCTTGTACATTAGACTTATTAGAAAAGTCTAAGCCTGCACTAGAATTAATTGCTTTAACTAATCCACTCATAGATTTGTCAAAGTATTCTTTGTCTTGATCTTTTACTAGTTGATTACGAATTTGACCATAGGTATCTATCTGTTTTTGTACTAAGCTTCTACCTTCGTCATACATCTCTTGTTTCTTAACAGCAAGTTTAATTAACTCGTCTGCTGGAAAAGGAGAGATGTATTCGGGATACTCAAATTTTGTATGTCTTGCTCCTATTGGCATAGTTTTTATTTTTTAGATTTTTTATACATACCCTTCTTAGCTGTAGCTGGGGGTGTACTATACGAGAAGTTTCCTGAGGGTTTTAAAACAAATTTACCTGTAGAGTCTACATCAAAGTTACTGATTAAGTTTGTAATGTATGCATCTTTAAGATTCTCTTCTTGATCAAACATACCTTTTTTATTTGTTAGACTAGCAATAGCTGACATCTTTTCTGCCGATTGTGCATCTCTTGCAGATCCAATTAAATCATTATAAACTTTATCAAAGTATTGCGCATTGTATAAGTCGGCAGTTTGTCTCATCTGTGCATTAGTCAAATCAGCTCTAGAACGACCTTCAGCATCATAATTTTGTTTAGTCTGGAAAGCCTTCTGTTTAGCATCCAATCCTGCAATGTAAACATCTAGAGGATTTGCTCCAGCTCTTACACTTGCTGATCCCATGTTATCAATATCTTGTAACTCACTTTGAATGTTTAGAGTTTGAGGACGTACATAGGGAGCATCTACTTCAGGAATAGCGTATGGGTAAATTTCTTGTGCCTGAGCTAACCCAAATGCTTCAGGGATAGCTTGATATAAAGGAAATTCTCCACGGATATATTGTCCTTGGTTTCCTCCAGGAGGGACATTATAGGTAGGAGTATTGGGAGGAACACCTTTTCCTGGAGGAGTCTCTGGAGTAGTAGGAGGAGTTTTCTTTTTGATAGCATCGTAATGCTCAAAGCCAAACTTAAAATCATCTTTTAAATCTGGACGAAACTGTGCCTCTGGTAGATACTTTGTAAATCCTTTATAAAACTTTTCTCTAAAATCTTTACTATTATATAATGCTTTAGGATCTTCTATGTTATAATCATTAGGATTAATGCCTATTAGCTCAAATGCTTTTTTACGCATTCCTAACTCGTCTAACTTAGCAGCTTCTTCCATACCCAACTCTTCCTCTACTAATCTTCTTTCGTAATCCTGTGGAGTTAGACCTGCATAGTACCCTTCATATCCAGGAGCAGATTGTCCTTTTAAACGAGGATTAGCTGTCTGTACTAGATTCTTATATCCTTGAATATTGGCGGCTGCAGCAATTTCTCTTAACTTAGAAGAAGGAAGACCTTCGGGAACTTCTAATCTCCAAGCACCTTTACCGCCTCCTGCTTGAGGGTCCCAGTTTACATACTCTTGTAAGTTTTTTGGGATACCTGCTTTAGAAGGAGGATTACCTCCGTTAGCCATATTAGCAGTAATCTTAGCTTGTACATAACCAGGCAATGCTTTAAATCCTGGGTTATCAATACCTGCGCCATTCTTAGCCATTACCTCTCCATTAGAGTTACCATTCATAATCTGTTGATCTCTAAATAAATCATCAAGAATCTTTTGATTACGTTGCATCATAAGATTAGCGGTATCCTTATCTACTTGTTTAGCAAAAGGATTCTCTAAAGTCTTTTTATAAGAAGTAATATCGTAGTTCTTAGCAATCTGAGCAAAAGTTTTCTTAGAACCTTCTGGCTTTAAGTTATTAGAGTATACACGAGTCTCATCAGGAAGGTTTGTAGGAATACCCCCATTAGCGTGAGAAGGTCCTTCAGCCAACTCTGTGTCAAAGTTAGGAAGTTGGATAAACTCTCCTCCTTCAATTTCTACATCGTTCATGCCTTCACTAGCATAACGTTTATTTATTTTTGCACCCATTTCGGCTTTAATTACAGGTTGATACTCTGTTCCTCCACTAGTAGTACGGCCATACATATAATTGTAGTCATAGAGAGGTTTGGAGTTTCTTTGTTGAATTGATTGTGTTAATTTTTCTCGGTTTGCTAAGTCTTGATTATAGGCCAAAGCTGTATCTACTCCAAGCAAACCTAAACCTATCCCTTCTCCTAAATCTTTTCCTAACTTAGGAAACTTAAACTGTTTCTGAGGATCAAATTGAGATGCTACTTCATTACTTATATCCTGTGCTTTTTGCACACTCTCAGGAGTAGAAGTGAAGTACTCGGTTGCGTTTAATGTTTGTTCTTGATTAAGAATATTGTTAGCCATTCTATCGCCTACACCTTGACGATCTACGATGCCAAAGTCAAAAGACTGATCAAAAGATTCTGGAGAGATTTCTAGTTTACCATATCTCTTCTCATATTCTTCTTTTGTTTTAGGAGTCCCTACTCCCATCATGCTAGGAGTAATAGGTTTAATTTTATTTGCTATTTCCTCAATAGTAGGATAGTCCTGAACAGGCTCTAAGCCAGCTCCAGATACCTTGTCTACAGGTTCATTCATACCCCCTGTACCAAATCTCTTAAAAAGATTGCTTCTTAACATGTTTTAATGATTAATGTTATTAACTTAGTATGTTAATAACTGCTTGGAAATAAGCTAGTTATACAAATATACAAGATTAATAAAAAAAAGCAAGGGGTAATTGCTTACCCCTGACCTCGTGATTTCTTTAAGTAGTTCTTACTAGACTTTAACTTTGAAGCTTTAGTTTTTGCTACTACTCCTTTTCTGCGGATCTTTGGTTTAACTTTAAACTTTGAAGCAGTAGAAGTTGATTTTGATTTAGATGCTTTAGCGGCCATATATTTAGTTTTAGTTTTTTAATTTTGGTTTTTAGCACTTCCAACGTCTGCGTGCTTGTCTAATTCTGCTATTAGGATCATTCTGTGTAGCCTGTGAAGATCTACGTAACTGACCTAGTGATCTAGCACAATAAGACTTTCTACGCATAGCTGCCTTACTTCCAGGTTTTACCTTACCTGTAACAGCAGTGCTTAGTTTAGATCCAGGGTTTGCTCTACGATAGGCCATTACACCTTTCTGAGTCATTCCTGCTCCTTGTTTTGTAGGACGGTAGTTCGCTCCTGGACCTTTAGTTGTATGACGAATGTTTCCACCCTTAGCCATATATGCTTTCTTTAAGCGACTTTCTTTTTTAATTTTAGCCTCTTGGTTAAGCATCTCTTTTGTGGGATTCTTACCTGATCCTTTATTGGCCCTCAAATTATCCCACAATCCACGTTGTGAGTAAGACCCATCTTTACGCTTTATCATTTGTTTCATTTCTTTACTTTAGCTTTATTTAAGAAGTCAGATAAATTATAGTTTACTTTTTCTCTATTAAATTGCTTAGCCATTTTATTAGCTAACTGTAATCTATTTTGTTTACTTTTCACATCTCTTAAGATTCCTGCCACTCCATCTACCATTTGTTTATCGTTAGATATCTTTCCTCCGTTCTCCATCTTTTTATTTAAAACATACTTTTCATAAGCTGCTTGTGTATTCTTTCCCCATGCTCCATCTGTTTCAAGATTAGCTCCATACTTTTCATTAAGCATCTTTTGGTAATTCTGTACTTTAAGTCTTTCTCCTGTTAAGGTAGAAGAACTTTTTGTTGCAGGAGTAGAGGTATTAGACTTAAGAGTTGTAGTAGATTTAGTGGGTGAAGGAGAATAAGTCTTTTTAGAAGCAGTAGTTTGATATGTTTCTTGTGCTTTAGCTTTTGCAGGAACAGTAGTTTTTGTAGGCGCAACAATCTCTTTCTTTGTAGGTACAACTGGCTTTGCATTTTTTTCTGCAAGGATTTGTTTTTTAGCTTCGTCTACATAACTCTTAGGCACTACTAAATTTGTTTCTGCTTCTACTCCAAAGTCGTAACCTATCTTTTCTAATCGTTCTGTAATACTTTGAGGATCTTTAGCATGTTCATCAAAATTATATTTATCATGAATAAGATACTCTTTATCATTAACCTTTTTAAATGACGCTCTTCCTAGAGTAGTTTGAGCAGTTAGTGATGGCCAGTTTTTTTTCATATTTTCTACCTTATCAGAAAACTTTCCATCAGATTTATGTAATGTATGTAGAGAATTATACGCTTGCCTTTTACTTGGGTAATCATCGTATCCAAAACTTCCTGTATAACCTGCTTGTCCTGCAGGATTTCCTTTTTCTTCGGCTTTTGCAATAGCATAAGCAACTGCTTTTTTTTGACCCTCAGTAAAATTATCACTTCGGTTGTCTATACTAGCAAAACTACGTAGATAAGAAGCAGCAGGAGTAGGAAGAATGTCTAAAGCAGCTCCTACAGGAGATCTAAACCTAGACTCATTTGCTTGTTCATAATCTCTATTAACATCCCATTGTGTAAGAGTTTTTCCACTTATACCTTCTAATCCATCTGGTTTTCTATAAGTATTATCTTGGTAAGACCTGTTATCAACTTGTGTTACAGGAGTGGTAATCTTATTAGTAGATACTTTTTTAGGTGTTGGAGTGGGATTGATCTTAGGTTTAACTTTACCCTGCGGTTTAATATTTACAAATGTATTATCTGTATATTGATTTTGTTTTTGATTTTGTGGTTTAATTTTAGAATGCATTTGTCTAATTCTCTCTGCATCAGCCATTTGATAAGCAGATTTTATAGGCATGTAAGGTCTAGCTACAAATGTGTTGTCTGTAGTGCTAGGAGCATTACTAGTAAAACTTAGAGGTCTTTTACTGGGTGGCACATACCTAGTACCTCCGGCTTTAAAATTCTTATTAAATCTAAATCCTACTCCATAACTAAGAGGTTCTTTTGGAGTATAGTTTGCATTACCATAAAAAGATAAGTTAGGATTAACTTGATAGTTTCCAGATACTGCTGCTCCTACTACTTTATTTTTATTGAAGTCTGCTGATGCATCTAAGTTTAGCTTATTAGTCATCAAGGATGCTCTTACATTTCCTGGAGTATAATCTAGATCTACACCCTTATAAGATGCACCAACACTAGGAATAAGAAAGTCTTGCTTACCTGTTAAGATATTAGTAGACCCTTCTAACTTTCCTCTAAGTGATTTAAAAGAAGGAGAGTAAGAGTAAGCTACACTTCCTTCAGGAGATATATTATTTATAGCTACAGATCCTCCATTAGGCATCTTACGTTTCTTAGAATTCTTATATGCACCCTTAAGCCTAGAGCCTGAGGGTGCACTTGGAATTACGGAACCATTTACTCCTGGTACAAACATTATTTTCTGTTTTGTTTTGCGATATACTCCATTGCAGCATTAATACCTACAGCTTTATATGGAGTAGATTTTTTTGAAGTTGCTTTAAGCTGCGGTTGATTAGGATTGCCAGAACCTTTTACAGAATAAGGTCTTACAGGATTTGCTAATCTAGTATTATCAGAGTAACTTCTTGTATTGACTGCAGGATTAACACGAGTAGAGTATGGTCCAGTATATTTATTACTTGGAGTTACTGCAGGATCATAACTAGTCTTTATTGTTTTAGCTGGAGAATTTACCACCGACTTAGCTGCAGGTTTAACAGTAGACTTAGCTGCAGGAGCAGTCTTAGACTTAATGTATGACTCATAAGCTTTTTGTGTTTCAGGTCCCCAAGCACCATCAGCAGCAATATTAAATCCCTTACTTTGCAACATTTGCTGATACTTCATTACTTTTTGTCTTTCAGGAGAAAGGTTAGAACTTTCTAATTGATTTAAAGTACTCTTAGCAGCCATGTTTAATGGGTCAATTGCTTTTACTGTAGGCATATCCATTTCTCTTGGTCTTTCCATTTCCATACCATCCTCACCCTTACGCATCTTAGAAAGAGTCTTAGCCAAGTTAGCACGTTTTACAGTAGTACTTGAGAACTTCTCTTTGTTGCTTAATACTTTATCACGAAATGCAGGAACAGACATACCTGCATTCTTAGCTTGTGCAGTAAAAGATCCTGGCTTTTTAATAGCGCTCTGAATCCATTTGCCTCCTGATTTCATTTTCTTACCTCCGCAACTCATGCAGGTAGAGTAAGAGTTTTTTAAACGGCTCATATTATTTATTTTAAGTTATTTAGTTTAAGATAAAGTCAACAGATACAAAGTTTCAGTAATCAGACCAAGGATCTCATCAATGATGTTTTGAATATGAGTATTCTCCATTCCTAGTACACCTCTATGCTTGAAGATGTAATCCTTCATGTAAGTAAGGTGAGTGCGTGCATTCATGTATTCAGATGCAGGAATTTTAATGTTTACTCTCTTTCCAATTGTACCGAAGTAAGTTTCAATAAGACTATCAGTTAAGTCTAAAACAGAACTGTAGTAGTTGTCTAGTGCTTTGTGCTCAGCATAGTTTACAGTTTGCAAGTGAGTCAAGTGCATAATGTCACGAGACTGAAACAATTGACCTAAAAAGATTTCAGGTTTAATTGTTGTAAAAAGTTCTTTTTCTTTCATGATAAGAATGTTATGGATTTGTTTGAGTTATTTGAATGGTGTTAATAAACTTAAATCTAGAGTACTGATCTTGAATCAATCTTACTCTAGCAAAGTCAGACTTAATTTTATTTTTTTGATAGGATACAGATGTAGGTCTTATACTCTTAGTATTAGGTACTTTGTCTATAGGATATTGAGTAACTAAGTCACTCCATTGGGTAGACCACAAAGGTTGCCCATTTCCTTGAGCTGCAACGTTCCAGAATCCGTTAAAAGTACTGACATGGTCCCTACGAGAGATAAGTGTTTCTATACCTGTTGCTGTCATTCTAGGATAAGTGATCTTCTGTCTTGTGTTACCAAATATCTCTGGAATTAGTTTGATAGTACCAGAAGACTGTTCTTTATTATAGATAATAGCCTTAGTAAAGTTTGCTAAGTTAGTATTGTTATTAGTACCTAAAGAATAGTACTCGTAATCAGAGTAGTATTCTTGGATATCTTGCATCAATGTAACAGAATTTACCGTAGATATCTGAGGAAATGTACTTACATTATACTCTAGTATATAAGGATACAACCTATTGTAGTAAGTCTGATAAGTATACACAGATAAATTATGGTTCCACGTAGATGCTCCTGCAGAGGTATTAATCATTGTTTGAAAATGACCTAACTGAGGAACAAAGAAATTAGGAAGGAAAGAGTAGAAAGAAATAAAGTTCTTTAACTTAGGTGAATATGCTACTGTCCAAGACTTGTTCTCAAAGAAAGCTGGGTCACCAAAAGTAATTGTAACTTGAGTGGCCCCTGTCTCGAGTACATACTTACGATAATTAGTATCTGAAGTATCTGTAATGTACTTGACTACAGAAGAATTTCCTTCACGATATTCTGGCTTTACTCTGTAGTCCAACTTAGTAATAAATACTCTTTCGTATCTTTCATCCCAACCCATAACAATGCCTAATCCGATAGGAGGATTATCTACGTCTGCATTAGGGATGTCTTTAAGAATTTGGAAAGGTAGATTTTGCTTAAACCAGTTATAGTTATTTTCTGTTTTAATCTCGTTAAAGCCGTCTCCTGTAATTTGATAGATATGACCACGTTTAGCGTCTACCCAGAATGTACCATATTCACACTTGACATAAGCTTTGTGTTGAGTTCCAATATAACCCAAGTCACTCTTAGCCAAGTCAACAGGCTTTTGTTTAAACATTTCTGCATTACCAATCTCTAACTGATAAGGAGAAGTAGTACTTAATGTAATACGAGAGTTGTATACCTTAGTAGTATTTTCAAATCTAGCGTATACTCTTTCATTCTCTCCTGCATTCAAATCAACTAAGCGACCACCTTGCTTAGGAAAGTCATAGAAGTTTCCTGGACGGAACACTCTCCAAGCATCTGAAAGATAATTAGAGGAATTTGCAGGATCAGAATAAATTACACGGTTATGATGAATAGATAAACACTCCAATGAAGGATACTTTAGTCTGTATGGTAAGTTAGGACTCAAGTTCTGTGCAGAATAAGTGGCGTTGTAGTGGTAGAAGTTATCAAACTTAATAGGGACATTTACTTCATGTAGCCACTCATCAGGAATACCTTCTCCTACATTAGGATAAAAGTTTTCTTCTAGGTCGTTTCTTCCATGACGTAAGTCTACATTAATATCGGACTCTACATAGAATACTGGAATACCGTAAGAAGCTGTATAAAAGTATCCTTCCCTATCTACGTCAAACGAACTGTTTGCCGCATCAAGATTTATCTTAGGAATATAGTCGTTCAGTATAGAAGCAAATGCAGTAGTAAAAGCGGCATCCGCAGCAAGTTCAGCAATAGCAGTAGCTTGTGATCCTAAGTTAAGTAATGCAGGAGCCTTCTTTGCAGTTATTGCTACTCCAAGAGCAGTGAGAGTTCCTGCTACATCTGCTGCAGTAATAGCTTCAGATGAGTTACCAGCATAGAATGTTGGATATCCCAAGTTTGGATACAGCCAATAATCAAACGGAACATTGTCTACTTTAGCAGGCAAGTTAGCTAAGTTACGAGTAAAGAAAGAGTGTTTACGCTTAAGGGCAAACTGGTTAATGTATGTATCGCCACCAAATGCAGGATAGAAAGTTCTTTCTACTTTTAAGTATCCTGTATTATCTTCAAATACATCTGCACTATAGCCAGTAGATACGTATTTAATGTTTTCTATTTGTCCATATTGGTTAGGGAAATTTCGTTTAATTGAAGAGTAGTAGGCACGAGTATTAGACTCTACAATCCGTGATGGATTGTCTTCCATTCCTGCCTGAGAGATTGTGAATCTTGAAGTATCAACAATACTAGTAGCAGAATGAAGGGCAAATGTCTGACCTACTTTTAGATAAACAGAAGTCTCTCTTAATCTATTATGTAATGGAGCATCATCATTTAACTCTACTATCTTGTCGTTAGCGTATAAACCAATATCCAGTACTCTTCGTTTATCCCCTGTGTTAGGAATAGATTCATATTTAGTATAGGTACCAACTGAGTTATACTGCCATGCTAATTCTCTATAAGACAAAGCCTTTTCTATCAGGTCTTTCATTATAGAGGTATTAGTTATAATCTCTGTTACTCGACTTTCAAAAGTAGATCTAAAGCCTGCTGTAGCACTTGCGTCTGATTCAGCACTTGTAACATATGATAAAAGTGTGGCTACTGAAGAAGACAAAATATTAGTTCCTCTTCCGATTATCTTATATTTAGGATGGTCTAGTACAGGAACAAAATGGCCCTTTACAGTCCCATGTTCTATAGTCTCTAATTTAAGTTCTGTTCCAATCTTAGGATACTGAAAGTGAGTATCAGGGGAATGGAAAGTAAATCTTTGAGATCCAAAAGCTATAGTGTTTATAAACCCAGAGTGATTTCCCATATCATCACTCACCATTCCTCTATCGCCTTCTTTGTACCAATCAGATCCCATCTTAAGATAAGGATCTTGGTTTAAGTCATTATAAGGATAATTAGGATAGTATACTTTCTTTCCTGTGGTCTTGTCTAAGAAGGTTCCTACATCATAAACTAATCCTTTAGCAATTACAGACTTATTGTTTACACGATTACCTCTTACTAACTCGTACCCACAGATAAGTTCCTTAACAGGAATCTGGTGATTACCATAAGTATTTAACGGATCATAGACAGTTGTGTTGTTTATTACGTTTTCAAACTCTGTCTCCTGTATACGCACACCTATAGGATAGATAATAGCTTCATCGTTTTTATGGATGTGTGTAATAGCACTGTCAGGAAATTTGTGGTGACGAATAGGTTGACCTGCTAAATCTCCCCATACTTCTTCATAACAAGGATAAGTCTCTGTAGATTCCCAATAAGCAAACTGTCCTGCCTCCCCTGGAGTAATAGCACAAGAGTATTGTTCTTCTTGTTTATTTGCAGGATTTTCAGAGTACATCAATCCTTTAGATCCTGTATTGTATACCTGCCAACGTAAGGATTGGTCTTCTACTACGCAGTCATTTACAATTTGGAATACATCCTTATTATCAGGATTCATAGGTTCTAGGTCTGTACTACTAGGTAGCCTACCAGGAATATGAAATACATCTGTGTATTTACCGTTCTTTAATTTAAATTTAATTCCAAAAGGATAAACCTCATCCCTCTGATATGTGCGGAAGAAGTAAGCAACCTCAGGATTAGAATAATCAAACTTCTTATCTACAGGCATCTGCACAGTTTCCCAACGAAGTTTAATCTGATTTGCAATAAGTTGGAAGTTGTACTTAGGCGTTTCCACCAAGTCAGCCAACATCAAGATGTCGTTCTGCTTTTCGATAATCTCAGCATGCTCATAGTGAGGACTACGAACTAAAGGAGTAATAGAAGAAAAAGTAGAAGAGTAATCTCCTGTGTAAATAATAGAATCTTTTAGACTAGATTGATTAACTCTGTAAGTACCTACTAAGTGGTATGTAGTTACTTCATTAATATTTTCTGCAACAGTTAAGTTAAAATAATCAAAGATTGCAGTTTTATGATCTATAGAAATTCTAATAGATTTAGAAGTTTCGTACTCTGTTTGTTCTGTAATAGTCCGTTCAAAGATTGGAATAGGATTACAAAAATCAACATAGTCTGTAAGTTCTTTTCCGTTCTCGTCTGCATAGGCTACAGAAAAAGAATAAACACCTCCCTTAAGTCTTCCTCCTGAATCTACTGAGGTAGGATATACTTCTGGTTGACAGAAGTCAGGAAACAGTTTTAAGCGCTCACAAGCAGTTGAAAGAGAGTTGATGGGATCACCACATTGATCTTTCCCTAAAGGTTCTTCTAAAGAGAAATAACGAGGTTGTATATTACGTGCAACAAAGTAGATCTTAGTCTCACAGTTGTCAATACGATACTCAGCAAATACAGGAAAATCGACTGATAGTTTCAAACAGCATCCTGTTCCTGGATCACAAGGAGTTCCTCCTCCTTCATAAACTTCACTAATGATTCTAACATTCGGAGGCAAAGTATATTGTCCTTTGCGTGCTAGGAAGAAACCTAAGCCAAAAAAACTTTGACTTTGTTGTTGCCCACTACAGTCAGTCCAGTTAACTGTATATGCTTGATTAGATTCACCTTGTTGCTCTACAGATTCTACAGAATAGAAATAGCATCCTCCTGTATCTTGACAACAGTTGTCTACTATAAGAGGAGTAAAAGTACAACAAGTATCTAGGGACTCTCCTAGTTGAGATCCTACGGTACTGCTGACCACTGTTCCAGAAATACAACCACAGTCTGTTTCAGACTTTGTTAATGTGTTACAGTCTTTATCTAAATTAGTTATCTCTCCTATCAAAGATCTTCCATCAGGATGAGCCAAGAAAACAATTAGTTTAGACTGTTCTATAATGTTTAAATTACCTACAATCTTGTAGCCAGGATACTGAGAAGTAAAATCAAAACATAACTGGTTAGAAGACTCATTTGTATAGGTAGTAGAATTACCGTCATGAGACTGAATGTTTGCATTTAGAGCAAACGTAATCATGTTCTCCTTAATCTGGTAGTTAACCGAATCAAGGTTTAAACCTGCTACATTTTGATTTATCTTGTTATCCATTAAACTTAGGAGATATGGAACTTATTAAAACGAGTTCTAGTTTTAGCTACGTTATCTGCCATCTGTTGCTTAGTATAAGTCAACAGGTAGCCATTAGCAGCTTGTAATTTATTTAATTGATCTTGTCTGTAGTACTGAAACTTAGCTTCTACTTGACGTTGACTCTCGTCTACTACTGAATGCCAAAGTTGTTCAAAAAACTTAAACTTAAGATAAGACTTGATATACTCTTCAACCTCAAGAATTTCTGGCACCATAGGTAGGTTATCATCATCCATTGGACGTGAGAAATATCTAAAGTAAACACAACCGCTTTCAAACGTAGAAGTAACTGTCTTATTTGGGTGAATCTGTATAACATTATTTGAAGAAACATTTAAATTTTCACACCCTTCTGTACACAAAGCTTTTGATCCATGATACACTCGAATCCAAGTAGGATTCTTCATGGTAATCTTAAATCCAGGAGTAGGGACAGTTACAATCTCATACATCTCCTCTTTTAAGCCACAGTCTGTACAGCCTTCAGTACACTGTATAGATTTATACCAAGTGCCTTTAGCTGAGTTTACACCCTGACTCCAGAATACATCTGAATCATAATGAATAGCATAGTCTAATAAAGCAAAGTCACAGGGTACCTCAGACTTATAGTTTTCAAATCGAAGAACCATTTCTTGAGGATCTAGTACCATAACACGAAGCTTTCTTAATGCTTGATCTACAAAAGTAGGAATAAGAACTTCGCTAATAGCTCCTGCTTCGAAGTACGATTTAAGCTCTTGCTTTACTTCGGCAATTAAAGGTTCGGAAGAAATAAAGGGAACATTATCGTATTTCATAGTCTTTGTTTAAACGTCTAACTTGTTGTCTCTTATTGCTTTAGCTAATGCTAGTTTGTGTTTTGTTGCAGCTCTTAAGTCATAAAATCCAAACTGTACTATCCTCTTAGAATATGGATACAGGTGAAATTTATAGACTGCACCATTGGTATGTGAGTTTCTATAAGGCACCCGAACTCCGGTTTCATTGTAGACTTTCCAGTTAATAATTGTATGTTTAGCTTCTGGAATTGCATTCTCAGTCTTCAGTATTTTAATTGAACCTAAGTTAGGGATTCTTATAGTATATCTACCACGTAAGAGACGTTCCATTAGTTTTGTGTGCAGCTTTTTAGGAATAGCACAAAACTGTTTGTAAGTGATGTCTTTACGTTTGGTTTCTTTTAAGAACTTGTGGTAGGCTCGAAGAACTAGATAGTTTGTATCTGACGTAGTATCTTTTTCTTTTTGCCTAGGATTTTTTTGTGGGTTGGCTTTTATAAAGTCTTTCGACATAATTAGTTGGGTTCGTCTCTGTTATTGTCTTCAGTCTCGTAAGGAATCTTATGGTAGTTAATCAAAGATTGATTACACATTTCTACTAATGTATCTGTAAGATATGCAGGAAACTTAAATTGCTTATCGTACATACTTACACACTGAGTTCCATCAAGATCCTCAATAGACTCTGTAAAGTAAGCGTACATATTCACACATTCTACATCGGGATCTAATACATAGAGATAGCCATTGCGAATAGTGTAGTATTTCTTAGGAGTTTTAAATCTTAAAGAGTTGTGATTAATGAAGTCACGAATAGTAGTAGGAAATAATTCCTGAGAGTTAGAAGTGTTAAATACTCCCTGAATAAAGTAAGAGTACAAGCCTTCGTCAATATTAGGAAGTTTATGCTTTGTCCTACGAATAGGACAGTTTAAATCACACTCTGATCCTGGAGCCTCAATTAAGTGTACGCACTCATAAGCTTGATACACGTTATCTGAGGTAAGCAATCTTCTTAAGTTGATTTCTCTACGTAAAAGAGTTGCAGCCTTGGTCTTTAACAACCCATAGATATAACGATCACTAATCATGTCATCATCACTGATAAACTTGTTAGCGCTCTTTACCCTAGCGATTAAGTCGGAATTAGTATACATTAGTATATAGTTTGGGTTAATTTAAGGCTTATTACAAATATAATTTAATTTTAAAGTTTAGTCAAGAGTTTATTTTAAAACTAGAAGAGCCCACTTTCGCAGGCTCCTACTAGCAAGATGACAGGAAAACCAACCAAAAAATCCTGCCAAGATTTTATTATACTTTATAGGTGTTACCTCCTAGTACGATTTCTAACGAGTCTCCTGCTGTAAAGGTTAAAGTTCCAGTAGGATTAATTAGATATACAAGTAAGCTTCCACCTGATAATGCTGCAATACCTCTAGTCGCTCCTGTAGGAATAGAAGGAGATGCAGCTGTATAAGTTAAAATAGATACCTGAAAGAATTCAGGATTTGTGTTCACGTATCCCACAGGCAAATCAAAGAAGTCAATCAATTGATTGTTTGCCCAAGACACAGAACCTGTAACAGTTATACTACATGTTCCTGAGATAGTAACCATACCATTTACTTTGTGTAGTTTAGGATAACTTCCAATAGAGAATCTAGTAGAAGGAATCACACTCATATTAAGTGGACTACGTGGAGCCAAGGTAGAAGTTGAAATAGAACTTGCTGCTGTCTCCAAGTTAACAGTAATGTTAGAAGGATTATTAGTACGTGTAATGGTTACACTTCCTCCGGTAGAAGTAAAGATAAGTTCCTTATTTACATACTCAGAACCATTCCAGAATAAACTGTGGTAAGTAGAAGGAGCAGTAGAGGTTACATCCGACAAAGAAGAGATAGAGCAAGAACTCAACTGAGAGCAAGTAAAGCGTACTCCAGAAGCCAATGATACGTTCAAACCATCTGAGTCACTAGTAGCTACAAAGTCAGAAGCATTAAGCTTCATTTTCAGTCTTCCTAAAGTTGCTACAATCTTAGTTAATTGGTTAGCAAGTGTGTCAGAAGTACTTGTATAGTTAAAAGTATAACCGTAATAAGGAGTTGTACCAAAGTTAGTAGCCCAAGCTAAGGTATAGTTTGTAGCAGGAATAGAAGCTAAAGTAGTGTTGATTGCACAGATCTGACTTGTAAACAAGATAGCCGCTGCACTCAAAGTACTAGTAGAAGATCCTCCAGTAATACAAGAGGTGTCAATAGATGCAGGAACTGCACTTCCTCCGGAGATGTATGTCTTTAAGTTATTAGCATTAGTAGTTACTGCAGTTACGTTAGCATCTGTAGTAGTCTTAATTGAGCATACATTACTTACTACCCAATCAAACCACACTTGCAAATCTGCACTAGAAGAAGGAACTGTAGTAAAGCAACCTGCAGTTACTCCAGTTAAGTCTAATTGAGTATTAATACTACAAAGCTTAGTTCCATATGCAGTTAAGATTTGGCTTAAAGTAGATACACCTGAAGTCAAAGTAACGCAAGAAGGTACAGTAAATGTAGGAGTCTCTAATGCAAGAGTACGAGTATTTAAAGAACACAATGCAGCAGAAGCAGCCTCAGTAAATTGTTGAGCACTAGTGATAGCTGTTCCTACACCAGTTAAAACTCCTCCTACACGTAAACAAGAGTAATTGAATCCAGAATAGTTCAAACCTACAGAAGTAAGTGTACAAAGTCTCTGGTGAAGATTTACAATAGCATCGTCTACAGTAGAACTAGTAGAAATCAAAGCAGCTAAAGAGGTAACTGTAATTACTAAGTTATTACTTGGAGCAGTTCCTCCTAAAGAAGTCCCTAAAATGGTAATAGTATCTCCTACTGTGTAAGATGATCCTACAGATACAATAGTAACTGTGTAAGCAGTAGAACCTGGAGTACGAGTTACTTTAACCTGCAGACCAGTACCTGTTCCTCCTGAAGGAGTCAAGGTTACTTCTGTAATAGTTAAAGGATCTACTGCTGTACCAGTAAAAGAAAGAGTTCCTACGCCTCCTGTAGCACAGTACAAAGGAGATCCAGAGTAAGTAATACACTTACCATAGTTGGTAGACAAACATCCTGGCTCAGAGCAAGGGGTGTATATAGTTCCAGTGCAATCAATACAAGTAGACATTATGCGCAAATTTTAGCAATAATAGCGTTTAACAAATCTTTTAAAGTAAAAATAGTACCACCTTGGCAATAAGACTCTAGGCATCCTAAGTCTACCTTTCCATCTAAAGGAAGATCTAACCAATGAACATTACCACTGTTTGTATTAATATTTCCCGCAGTTAAATAGTTCATGCGAGAACGTAAGTCACAAATAACTCCTACCAACTTAATAACCACTTCTGAAGAATAGTACTTGTCATCTTTTACTGTTAAGCCAGTAGTTGAGATTACAGGAGTAGTACCACAAGCAGTGTTAGCTGCATCAAAAGTAGACTTATTCAATCCTACACGTGCATCTAAAAGAGTTACGTTATCATCCAACAACTTAAGCAAGTCATTTAGATAAGGATCGCAAGAGTCAAAAGAATCAATCAGACCTCCTGTAGTAGGAGTACCTGTATACTTTACGCACCCAGAAGGAACGATTTCTACGCAGTTGTTATTAGGGCAGCAGTTAGTCATTTTACAATTTTATTTTAAGGGTTTGATTAGTATCACAATCTAAACAGTGAGAGTACTTAAGAAATCTTGCTAGTCCTCTTGATTTCTTGTAATACGGTTTTGTTAAGTATTTGATATGCTGAAGTTCTTTGTAGGCAGCTGCAGCAAGTTTTTTCTTAACAGTCAAGCTCAAGTCTTCTGAGTAGGTCATCGGCTTTCTTATACAGTTCAGTAGCTTTTGTAGGGTTACACAAGTCAGCATGTGCTTCTGCTCCCTTTAACAAAAACTCAATTTTATCAAGGTAATAAAGAATCTTCTCATCGTCACAGCAATCTACATATTTAGCCCACTGTGCAGCAAGACGACAATCAATCTTACAAGTCCTTAAGTGATGACGAGAATTGACTCCCGTATCAGGACAGGTTGTGACAACTAATGAGTATACTCCATCAGGTAATTCTGTAAAGTCAGAAGTAGCTGAGGTAGTAAAGCCAAATGAATATGAGTTGTAGGTGTTTGTTTGACCAAACAAGAAAGGGAACTCATAGGCAGAATCATACCCAGGAACTCCAATAAAAATACTTGCACTTGTAGGTGCTACAGGATATACAGAGGTATCAATGATTGTTAAGTAAGAACAATCCTTGGCTTTTAATACTTCGAGATTTAGTTGTACGTTCATAGTTTAAAAAAGGGGAGTGTTACCTCCCCTATTTAATTGGGTTAATTAGAAGATTCCGAAACCGATAGTTACGGTACCAGTGTTAGAAACAACACCTGCTAAAGAGATTGAGCAAGAACCTGCTACAATGTTATCTACTTGTACGACAACTAAGCCAGCACCAGAAGTATCATTTACAGTAGCAAGAATTACAGAATCAGCTTTAATGTAGCTGTTATTAAGGGTAAAAGTATTTACAGTTCCTGCAATAGTAGCACTTACAGTTGTGATCTCACCAGCAGGCTGGTTAAGAGTAACTGCACTTGTAATACTGCCAGTTTGGGTAACTACTCCTTTAGTTAAAGTGACGTATTTAGCACAGCAAGTAGGATTCTTCAACAAGCCTACAACAAAGTCTTCCATAGATTGACCAGGAATGTTCTTTGTGTTTTGAGTCTTAGTATCCTTAAGGAATGTGCCAGGTTTTAAGATGATATCTTTCATTTTTTGTTTAGATTAAAGGTAAAAAGGGGGAGGATTTATTCTCCCCCTATTTAGATTAGACGTGGAAGCTAGTAGGCAATACGTTGTTCAATACAGCAGCAACTGCAGTACTTACGGCACCAGTAGTAGCCAAGATAACTACAGAGTGTACGTTCTCAGTCTTCTTCTCGAAGCCAATTGGAGAAGGCTCGATGTAAGTGATTTCGTACATGTCGTAAGTGGTACCAGAGTTTACATACAAGTAGTTGTTAGAATCTTCGTTGTAAACTGGGTTCCAGTAGCGACGAGCATCTGCAGTAGCAGGCAAGTTGTTGGTGAAGTAGTGACGCTCCATTTCAGCCATAGCTGCACCAGCACCCAAAGGATATTTAATATCTTGAGTAGTAGTTACAGGAACAGCAGCACAGAAGTTTTCGATATCGAAATCTTGAGTGTTGTAAGGACCTTCATGAACGTTTACTTTGAAACGTACCAAGTTGAATACGTAAGGAACTGCATCAGGAACACAAGCGTTACCGAATTCATCCAATACCTTACCTTCGATTTTAACACCGCAAGCAGTTACTGAACCAGCAGATACCAATACTTTTTCCCAAGCTACACCGTTGAAGTTAGGCAAGCTAGTTACTCCTGCGATAGGAGTCAACTCGTACATAGTGTTACCCAAGCTATCTGCATCAGAATCACCATCAACGTCTGAAGTGATAACGATATCAGAAGAAGGAGTAGTTACGTAAGCAGCGTAGGTAGAACGCAAAGTGGTCAATACAGCAGTTTCTGCAGTAGAGTCACCTGGATCTTTGTAAGTCAAAGTCCATTTGTAAGTAGGCAAAGAACCTTTGTAAACATAGGTAGCAGTTACATACTTGCTCAACAAAGGAGAAGCGTTGATTTTGTCAGCGATCTCACTCATGTAAGTAGAGCAACCCAAAGAGTCACATCCACCTGCACAGTCAGCGCAGCAAGCAGTTTTTACACGAACTGACTCTTGGATCATAGGTTGGAATACACCCTTAGACCAGTACTCGTCAATCTTCAAAGTAACAACATACTCTTCATCGCAAGCAAAGTTAACAGCTTTAGCATCGTTAACTTCATCAAAACCGATGTAAGTGATTTGTTGCTTGATAGTAGTGTCAGCTAAAGTTTTTGCAGTAGAAACAATGTTAGCTACTTTAATAGCAGAGGTTTTGAAAGAACCATACTTAGAGTTTCCAGAACCAATAGCTACCAAAAAGTCAGCATCAGCAGCAGTACCACCAATGTTAGCAAAAGTGCTGGGATTGTAGATACCCATCACCTGTTTAGTAAGTGCGTCAGTAGTTACACTACCAGTAGTACCACCAGAACTAGCAGAAACTGCAGTAGGTACAAAAATTTGTGTGATTTTGTGATTCATAGTTTTATTTATTATTCAGAGTTTTTATTTAAGCGATCTTCTGCAAATACAGCCTGAGCTTGATTATCAGTTGATTGAGCAGCAAACTTTACAGCTAAGTCGACTAGGTCTGACTTTGCATACTCAGGGAGTTCTGAGTCTTGGTTAACAGAGTTTGTTCCATCAAACTTTACGTAGCCCTGTACATCTATATCAAGGGGATAACGTAAGTATGTAATATAAACCTGTTCAACCGTGAACTTACCATCTGTATAGACTGTCAAATTATCATTCCCCAGTGTGGCTATAGTTGTTCTCCACTCAAACGAAGGGTTGTAATTTGTATCTAAATACTTACTAGTAAGTTCTCCATGTCTAATCAAGTCTACAGTCATAGGTTCAGAGCATTTGCCCTTCTTACCAATAGCATAAGACGTGATATAGAACATATAGTTTGCGGCATCTTTCAAAGGACAGTCGTATCCAAGATGAAAGAGATCGTTTGTTTTGTTAGGCTTCAGAGGAACATTAGGGACTTTCAATACTTGTAAGTCGTCTATACGTTTTCTGATAGATTCATAACCTACTTTGTAAACATTGTTAGGATTAATTTTAGTTTTAATCCAACTAACTTGAGCCTTGTTGAGGTAAACAATGATATCCTCGATAGGGATATCAATGTTATCCTGACGATTAACTTTGTTTAAAGTTAACTTGAATTCGTAAATCAGTTCCTCAACAGGGATCATTCGTTAGTTTTATATTACAAAGAGTTAATTCTCAATTTATTTTTAAGTTTTTCCTTAAAGGCATCATACTCTTCGGTGTTTTTAGGATCTGCTAAGAAGAGTTCAAACTCTTCAATAGATTTAGCCCAAACATGCTCTCCCTCGTATATGATAGAACCTTTAATTCTAACTATGTTTTTGTCTACTAGATCTTTTACTAAGGCCTTAACATCCAGCAAGTCGTCACTGTAAGAGGTAATCTTCAGGAACTGCTCAATAGGATCTCTATCCATAGCACTAGCAGGTGTACGTAAGTATTCGTCTACAGCGTTGTAGATTTCTTCTTCTGTACTGTCTATAGGTAAACCTAAGCCTAAAAGTTTTTGGATCTTCCTACGCTTTGTAGCACTCATTCTATCGAGGTCTGCAATAGCGCTGTTGATCTTCTTCTTACGCTCGAAGGTAGTTTTAGTTTCTACTTCTCCATTGTAAACATAGAATTTTACAATTGAAGTGTCCACTCGACCACTTTCAATATCATCCAAAGAAGAAGCAACCATATCGGTCTCCATTAACCAGTAGTAGTTAATGGCTTCTCTAGGATTTTCCATATTGAAAATGTTCTCACCATCTTCTAAGGTGTAACCGTTTTCTTTAATTTCGTCATAGAACGTACTGTTAGGCAACAAGGATTCGTCTAGGATAGACTCATAATACTCTCTAAGTTGTAACACTCTTTGAGTCTCTTGCTCTCTAACTTCTGGGTCCAAGATTCCACGGAACTTCGGAGAGTTCTCATCTAATCCTGTTCTAATTACTCCACGTGAGTCTACACGGGGGTAAAATTTTCTTACTGTACCAGGGATGAAGTTGTATCCATTCTGATAAAGTGATCCTTCTAACGTCCGCAAGTTTGCGGGCTCTTTTTTGTAGGGACGAATTACTCGTACTCCCTTAGCAATATTATTACTCATGTTGGTTTTGGTTTTTTTAGTTTGTTCTAACTTTATCTATTTAGGAGGGGCTGTTACACCCCTCCTTCATAGAAACGCAATTAGATGCGAGGGAATTCTTTAATGATCACAGTCTTAGTAGGATCTTCCAAGAAGATACCTGCGAAGTCTTTCATCATATAGGTAGAGTAAGGATCTTTGCTAGCTACAACAGTTTGCTGTGAACCAAATCCTACTGAACCAGGGATGTACTGATAGTACATGTTAGGGCGAGTAGCCAATTTCACTTCACGGATACCTGCGTCATCTTGACCAGATACATCCAAGATAATGAAGATTGGAGGAGTCTTCTTGTTAGGACCCAACTCCAAGAAGGTAGCATGCTCGTTCAACTGTTCCAATTCTACGAATTCTACAGGACCAGTTTCGGTGGTCATGAAGTGATCGAATTGGAAAGCATAACCTTGCTTCAAGCGATCTTTACCATCCAAGAACTTACCAGCGTCAACCATGAAGTTTTGACCGTTGAAGTCTTTACGGATAGCAGTAGAAGCCAACTCCATACCTGAACGGTTGGTGTAGATCTTCACACTACGATCTTTGATCAATACACGGTTGTAGAACAAGTCACCGATAGCAGCACGAATCAAGTTCAAAGAGAACTGACCACGATCGTAGTAGATAACGTTACCCAAGTGAAGTTGTTGCCACAAACCTTGCTTAGCACGGGTAGGACGACCTTTTTCATCTTTAGCGTTACCTTGACGACCCCACATCAAAGTGTTGGCCTTCATACGCATCATCTCCATACGGAGCAAGCGAGATACTGTAGGCTCCCAACCAACAATCTTGGTCTTTTCACCCTGAGCCATAGGATCAGTTACAGAGTAGTAAGTGATGTCCAAAGGATTGCCTGAAGCATCAGTTTGCATACCCAATTTGGTTGCATCAGCCCAGTCAGTGATAGTGTGTTCAACACCATACTGTTGCAATACATCAGCCATAACTTCCAAGTTACCATCGAACAATCCCAAGCTAGAGAATGAAGTGGTGTACTCACCCAAGATGTTACCAATCTTGAAGTACTCAGTACCGATTTGCAAGAAGCGCTGATTAACGAAGTCGCTAGAAGAAGCACCTACAGCACGGAACTTGTATTTGAAACCGTTCTGATACTTTTCACCTTCAGAAACAACTTGCAACTGGGTTTCTTGCTCATAGCGGTGAGCAGTGATGATGTCGTTAGTTACGAATACGTTCTTGTCGAATACGATTTCGAACTCTTGACCATCAATACCAGGTTTAGCTACAGCAGAAGCCAAGTTAACAATAACTTTAGGCAACTCAGCACGCTTCTTGATCTTGTAGGTGAAAACACCGTTAGGATCATTAACCATGAAAGGTTTACCTGATTTCATAACCAAGTCAATCAAGTCGTTAGAGTACAACTTGGTGTCAGTGAAAAGACGAATCATCATTTTGTCATACTGATCAGGCTTAGTGCGCAGCATGGTTTCTACGAAGTTCTTGTCTGTGAGTTTACCCAAACCATTCTTAGAATAGAATGAGCTGGTCATGTGAGCGTTAGCTATAACTCTCCCATTGACGCGTGGAATACTTTGATTAGGCATAGTAATTTATTTTTGTTTTTGTTTTATTTAAAGTATCTAGAAAAGAGATCGTCATTCGACTTTGCAGCTTTTCCTGATTTCTTGCTTTTGGTTTTGAGGTCGTTGAACAAAGAATTGGTTTCCTCTGTTACAGCTTTCCTCTTTACTGGAGTAAGATCTAAATCATTCTGAACTAGTCTAGCTACTGCTAAAAACTTAGAAGGATCTTCCTGACGCATCTTAGCTAACTTATATTCAAAGTCACTAATACGTTGTCCGTTTGGAAGAACGTGAGGCTTAGATAGAACAAAGTCAAACAACTCTGTAGCTGATTGCTCATTGATGGGGTAACCTTCAATAGAACCTGAAGCAATTGCTCCATCTAAAACGTCAGCATACAACTGCTCTCTTTCTTCTTCTTTCTGTCTCATAGCCTGTACTCGAGCTTCACTTTCTTGTGCAAGTGCTGCTCTTTCCTGTTGCATCTTCTCTACCAATTTAACTTGGTATTTCTGTGCATAGGCTTCTAAGCGATCGTTGTCTCTAGCATAGTTCAACTGATCTTCGATTTCATCTTCATCCATTCCTGTCTTAGCCAAGTATAAGCGGAACACTCGTTCTTGGTTTCCTTCAGAGGACAAATCTACATTCTCAACTACTTGTTCGTTTGAGAACATTTGTAAGTACTCTTGTACAGGAACTTTATTAATAAAGATGTCTTCGATCATCTGTACTCCTGCTTCTCCGTAAGTTTCTGTAGCAAGTTCTTCTAACTGACTCCAAGCTCTATCTTCGATAGTCTCGTTCATCTTAGCTAAAAATGTTTGCTCATTCCACTCAATCTCTTCTCCCTCTTCTACGTTAAGCATTCCTGCTTTAACAAGTCCTTTACCAAATACTTCGAAGTAGTTTTCTTCTTCTTCGTCGTCTCCTTCTAGGTCAACTTCCTCTTCCTCTTCTTCCTCCTCTTCTTCATCATCAGGTGCAGGAGCTGGAGGAGTATCTTTAGGTTTAGGAATTGGGATCTCTTCTTCCTCTTCTTCAAGAGGATCAAAGTCTTCTCCGCCTAAAATATCAGGTTTGATATTGGCATTGGGATCTGGTGTAGGGGTATCCAAATCTAGTGGATCATCTACGGAAAAACTGTCAAAGAACTCTAAGTTCTCCAATGGACTATTGGTTGTCATAAGGTTAGTTTGGTTTAATTCAAAAGTAATATTTTAAAAAATTAACACAAGAGATTAATTCACTAATGATACTATATGATTAATAAGTTAAAAATGGGGGATTTTTGGTTATTTTGTCCCCCATTTTACACCTATTTTTTAGTAAATTTATTTCTTTTTAGTGCCGTTATCGTATTTATTTTTACAGTAATACATCTCTTAAGTAGGCAAATATTAGTCCGTGAGTTTGTTTTGCTTTCCTTTTACATACCCTTGTAATGTGGGTAGCATCTTTTATTTTACAATCTTTAGCAGCTGCTGAAGCAGATTTGTAAACTTTTATAACACTCCTATTAAAATCTAGTAGACATACAGGAATAATGACTGCATTCACACGAGATTTAAGAAGGTTTGGATTATTTTTATTTAATTCCTTCATTTTCTCGGAATGTTTACGTCCGATTTCTACACGCTTTTCCTTTGATATATGTCCATATCCAAAACTTATAGTCTTGGTAGAATGCAAAGATTTCATAAGTAAAGAGTGTTCTTTACATTTCTTAGCCCATAACTCTGAGGTTTTAAGAGTCAAGTTTCTTTTGTCTATAGACTCCTTACTAAGTTTGTGGCCCCTATTGCCTTGACCTCCTAGGGCATGATTGCATAGATTACATGTTTTTCTATACTCTCGTATATAATGAATTTCTCTTTCATCTAGGTTTTCTAATGCGCACTGTTCCAATACATTTAAGATAGGTTTAAAATTATGAAGTTTAAGATTTCTTATCCAAGAATTTACATAAGTTAATTTTCCAACTGTTCTAGCTTCTTGGTGTAAGTGCTGAGCAAGTCTTTTTGACGGGGAGTTAATAGTCTGACCCACATACCTAATTTGGTTAGTACGTGGATCAGACAATGTATAAATGTAACCTAGTTTCACTCTTTAGAATACTTGTTACGATTAACTGTAGCTATCTTAAGTTTAGTATCTATGTCTTTTTCTTTCAACGCTAGCTCTTTTTCTTTCAGACTTAACTCTTTATTCTTAGTTACTTTTTCAAAAGTTTGTTTGGAGATATCTTGAGCTATTTTAGTTTGTTGAATAAGAAGACCAGTAGTATCTACATCTGGATTGTAAGAACCTTCGTTAGCAATACCTTGAAGTTGAACTACTTGCAATCTATTCTCACGATCAAGTTGTTTGTTCATATCATCTCTTCTAGCTTCTTCTGCTTTCTGAGCAGCTTCCATCTGCATCTTCTGTTCAAACTGTGCTTGTTGTTGCTCCAACTGTTGTTGCTTAAGCGCTTGTTCTTGTTGACGGATGGCTTCCTTACGATTCTGTACATCTGCTAGAGTCTTACGTAAGCTTCTCTCAGAGTTAGCAGTAAACAAGTCTACCATCTCAGAAAGCTCTGCCCCATTCTGCATTGCAGGTTGAGCCAACTGCTTTAACTGTTCTAAGGTTACTTTGTCTTCTGCATAAGAAGAAACAAATACAAATAACTCATGGAGTAATTCATTTTTAGACACTTGTAAGAATACAGTTTCTAGTTCATTATTTAAGTAATTTAAAGTAGATGTAGGTTTCTGTAACTCAATGTACTGAGCCATATCCAAGATAGTCTGATAAACTTTCTGTAAGATGTTATCGTGCCAAGCAAACCAAGTTTCTGTTTGAGCAAAGGATTGAATCAAAGCATTGTTAGCTGCTGTAGCAGTTTCTGATGCTTGTGCATTACCTAAACGTTGACGAGTAATACCTACCAACTCATAAGCCTCTAAGCGAAGCTGCTGTGCTAACTGAATACGTGCTTGGATTTCTTGAGAACGAGTAAGATCAATACGAGAGAATTGGTTAAACTGTACAGCTCCTCCTGTATTCTCAATAGAAGTATCAATCAAAAGAGTTCCTCTGTTCTTAGCATTCCAAAGCATTGTCTCAATAGGATCTTGAGAGTCTTTCTTAGGAACCACTTTTAAGTCTCCCAAGAATACTACCCCAATCTCTTTCTCAAGCAACTCCCACAACTGGTTCATACAGATGTTGTAAAGAACTTGGTATGGCTTCAACAGATCTAAAAGAGATTTACCTTGAGTATTTCTAGAAGTGTTAATGATTCCTACAATAGGTGCATTTTGAGTAAACTCTAAAGGCTCTACACATACGTAAATGTCTGCACCGATCTTAATACCTCTCCACCACTCATTAATCCAAATTTCTTCAAGAGAAACATCACCTAAGGTTTTATCCATCTTGTAGTCCTCAGATACAAACATTTCTTGTTGGAATCCATCCTCATCTAAGTAAGTACGTTTAAAGATACGTTTCTTAGACTGCCAGTAAGCTGTAATTACGGTGTAGGCATGCTGAGAGTTGAATGAGAATACGTTGTGGTCAATACCTCCGTTAGCAAAGTCACCTACGTTCTCAAATGTCAACTGCCACAAAGGATCGTTAGGATCTGGCAGAGCAGGAGCCATTGGAGAGTATTCGTTATTACGAAGATTCTGCAGAGAACGATTCTTCAAGTGCTCTACTTCTTCTCCTGTAAGATTATAACGATCTACAATCTCTGTCATAGAAAGAACTTCAATCAAACCTAAAGCCCAACAATCAGAAGTATACTGAGCATTACGATTAGCTAAGTACCATACATTAGATGGGTTTTCTGTTTTGTAGTTAAACCCTAAGCGAGAATTATCAGGGTAAAAGTGATGGAACTCTTTACCAGTAACCAAGAAGTCTAAGAAAGACTGCTGAGACTTCTCTCTAAAGTTAAAGTGATACTTAAGAGCATTCAAAGTCTTATTACCCCACTCTTCTGCAACTGAAGTATAATCCAAAATTTTGTTTTGGATTTCTTGTTGCATTTGAGCTTCTTGCTCTGGATCTACAGGCTGACCTTCTAACTGAGCTTGTAACTTTTTTAGAAAGTGATCCTTAATCAGTTCTGTACGAAAGTCAATGGTTTCGTTTACTGCTTCATCATCTACTGCCTTAACCTTGTACTTGTGAGGACGGTTAATCAACTCTCCCTTCAATTGGTTGATGGGAGGGTTTACAATAGGATAGTGCTTTAAATGCTGAGGAACATCTGGATCTTGATCAGGAGTATCATTTAGATAGCTAATCAACTCCTGCATTTGAGGAACGTTTGTGTAGTCAGCAAAGTTAAACTCACCATTTAGCAAACGGTAGTTCTTCCTAAAGTTTATATTCTGCCTGTACTGTGCAAACGCAATGTTAGCAAAGTAATCCATGGTACCTTTGATCCATTGTTCTTTCTGCTTCTCACTTAAGCTAATAAATTGCTCAGGGTAGAAGTAGGCGTGATTGACTGGATCAGTGTACTCTTTAAGTGCTTCAATGATCATTTTATTTTTATTTAGTTTTAGTTATTAGTATCTAAAGGGAGAAGAGGTTGTACGGAATAAAGAGTTGCCTTTTCTTTCTCTAAAGTATGCATTAATTCTGTTGTCATCATTTGTATTAGAGATAATGACTTGAGTATTTAAAGACTTAGCCATAGCTAAAGTAAGGCCAAAAGAGATTACTCGGTCAACGTTTAACTTAGGAGTGAACTTAATTAATTCCTTAATCAAGACAGGGTCTAGAATCCTTGTTACACCTAAGCGTTCTTTTGTAATATTTCCTTCAGCGTCTCTCTCGACATCTACTACTTCGGTAATGTACTCGATAATCAAAGACATTAGATAGCTCTTAATGTCCTTAGTCATGTGAATACCATAGTCACGGTTAACTGTAGAGTTAGGGTGAATATCATTCAAAAACTTAGGAGTTCTTTCAAGTACTCTAGGAGACTCATTCTTATCTACACAGTGTTGGATAAAACCGTAGTCCATGTTCTCGCAAAGAGTCTTAGCATTGTAGTACTTAAGAAGCATCTTAGTATTCTCATACCAAGTCTCAATTTTCTTAGGACGACCTGTGTAACAGGCTACTACCATATTCTGCCATCCCTCTCCGTTAAGGTTATGTACTCGTTTGTAGATATAAGTTGAACCCAAAGAAGTTGAGTAGTGTGCTTGAGATTGTTTATATGGGTCCGTTCCTGCTGTATAAAGCCCATAGGGAGCATCTGAGACAGGATATTCCCAAATCTGAATACAACCCTCAATATCGTCTGTTGGTTTAACTGGGAAGTTCGTAACAGCTTTTTTATCTGTAAACTTATGTCTTACAGATCCATCAGAAGTTATGTAGAGTTCTACGTTATCAGCAACAATCTCTTGAGCTGTTAACTTTTGTAGTTGTTCTTGAAGCAAGTCTACTGGGAAGATGTTTTGAGAAAGCTCTAAGAAACACTCCTCATGCGTGAGAGGATAGTACATTACTTCCTTAAGGTAAGTCTCAAGACCACTAGATTTTTTAATCTGTTCCCTAGACTTTAAGATAAGCTCTTTACCTTTTTCCTCATCTGCTACCCAGATCTTAATTAAGTCTAACTCTGAAGCCTCTTCTTTGCCTAAGTGCAGTCCTAAAGACTTTTCTTCTTTAGGAACTTTCAAAGACTTAGTTCCTGGAATAAATAGTCCATAACTTTTACCTGTTTCATTTGCTTCAACAGGAAGAAAATTATAAGCCTCGGGATTATTGAAAAGTTCTTCTAGGTCAGCAGCTTTACTCATATCTCCCGAAGTTCCGATCACAAAAGGAGAACAACGCCAACCATAAGGACTGTCAAAACACGGAGTAGTTGCCGCTAAACAACTAAGGATCTTTCCTTTTCCTCCTTCTTCCAAAAGAAAAGAAGAAAGAGTAAGACCTGCAGCTGCTTCCGTATTGTTGCCTTCGTCAAAGTTTCGTACGTGGAACTTAGACCACTCATTTCTAGCGTTAGTCTTTTTGTCTTTAAAACCTAAAGTAACCTGCTTCTTCCAGTCATCTTCGATACGAGGAAATCTAAAGTAGTCAGGTAAGTTTCTAAGACCTAAGTCTACGTAGTCTGTAATTACTTTTAAGTCAGGTTGGTTAAGAGCTGAAATAAGATTATCCGATCCCTTCTGTGTGATAGCTTTGTGGGCCATATAAGAGGAAGTCAAAACTGACTTAGAGATACGACGAGATCCTACCATTACAACTCCTTTCTTTCCGTCCTCGTGATTCTCAGCTTTATGAATAGTTTCATCTACAGCCAAGTAAGTGTCCCACAGTTGAGGTTTGTCTAGCTTACGAACTTGACGCTTACCTATCATTGTATCTATGTAGATAGACCAGTAGTTTAAGTGCCAGTAAATAAAAGGAGAAAAATAAAATCCGTTAATAGTCACACCCTCAGTAATCTTCCTATCCTCGTTCTCCCAAAATGCAGTATACTCCTCTGAGTCTGTGTCAGGGAGATTCTTTACATTGATTAGGAATTCAGGACTATTTAGATTAGGATACATAATTAACTAAATTGTTTCATCTTCCCATTGATCTCTTGAGATCCACGAGCTTCTGCTTTCTGTTCTTCTTTCTCTCTAAGACGATCTACTACTTCTAAAAGGGCTAAGTATTCTTTCATAGTATCTCTAAGAGATTTGATTTGTGATTCTTGACTAGCAATAACCATAGGCATAGTTCCTCCTTTGGCTGTTGGTTTCCACTCAATACGATCCTTAAGACCATTGATAGGATTGTCATCAATATATGCTCTCCACTCAGTAAGCCGTTGTTCTGCCCACTCAAGTTCTGCGGAGATATAGGATTGTTTTTTACTTGCCATTTGTGTACTTCTTTAGAAAGTCTGTTTGATTCATGTTCATGATATCTTCTAGCACACGTGCGTAGAAGTCTTCATCTCTGCCTGTCTTACCGTATGAGTATCCTGCTTTCCAAAATATCTTAAATGTTTCAAATAAGTTATCCTGTAAGGTCTCATGTACATAAGGCTGACTGGTATTTGGTTGGTTGTCCATCATCTTATTTTTTAGAAGAAACCTGTACTAAAGGTTTGTCTGCGGGAAGGAAGTATACTTGAACTCCACACTTGCTTCCAGGACGTTTGTCACATCCATTCTTAATTGTTAATTTAGTTAATTTTCGCTTTTCCATTTTAGTTCTATTTTATGTAAAGGGTGTTCTGCGTTCCAAGTCTCTATTCCACAATTCGAAGATAGAGATGCTGTTTTGTAGGTACAGACGCATCCACAAAATGAACAGTGAAGGTCGTCTCTGTTAGTGCTGTAGTGCTTGCCCGTAAGTTGTAGATACTCGGGGGAAGATACTGCGTTTCTCGAATTGTAGGGACAAGAGATACAAATGTCCATTCTGTCTGCGATAATGTCCTGTTTTTCATTGCTCAGTAACTTAAACTGGTTGGCTGTCTTCGTTGCTACTCCCTCCAGTACTTTGTCTAGATTCTTTAACCCCTTCAGGCTCAGGGCCATGTACTCTTTGTAAGGATTCATATAATTTCTTGTGGTTTTCTTTCATCTGATTTAAACTGTAGTCAAAAAGACTTACTTGATTAGGTCTATAAAGTTTCTTAGCCTTTCCTCTCTCGTATCTCTCTTCAAACAATCTTATCCAGTCCTCTATCATGTAGTAGTTAGTGTATCCTCTGAGTGCTGTTAAGTCTTCTCTTGGCTCTAGTGTAAGCAAGGTTTCTGACTTAATCTTAGAGGCTACTAACTTAGATGCCTTTGCAGGATTAAATATTAATACTCCTAGACCAGATAATCTTACTTTTACAGTAGGTAACTCTTTAATCTCCTCAATGGTGTTCTTTAGGTACCACTCGTAGACAGTACTTACTTGGTCTATAGTCATACCAAGTTCCTTAGCAACATCTGAGTACACTGCATAAGTCTTGATTTGAATACTATCGTACTTATCTTTTATTGAGGTCATGCAGTTGCAACTTGTTTGTTTTCTTCAGAAACTAGAGTAGAAAGAACTAAAGTGAGAGTAACACCTTGCTTGCTAGTAGGACACAATCGTCTATTGACTGTATTCTTTTCTAAGATACCCATCTTTCTTAGTTTAGTAATTCCGTTAGAAATTACTTGTATGGATGTGTTAAACTCACTAGAGATCTTTTCTTTTACTTCTTTGTCTAAAGTACCGTAGTATGAACTGTGGGCTAGGATACTGGTGTATAGATCTGATAATCTGTAACCTGCAAGTCTGAGTAGTACATCAATGTAGGCCTGATGCAACTTTACTCCTTCTTCATATTTACGTGCTACTTTCATTGTTTTTGGTTGGTTTGGTTTATTTTTCCTTAAACAAATATACTATACTAACAAAAAAAGTCAAGTTAAATGTTAAGTCTAGACAGTAGTGTAACATCTGATATTATACGTATTAGCTAGAATCTTAATCTAAATAATTATTTTAATTGAGGATAAGTATTACACCCCGACTATGGACAAAAAATTATTTAAAACTATATTTGTGTTAGAACAATACTACTATGTCGATGGAAAAAATTAAAAAACCAACTTCCCAAGAAGTATTTGACATCTTCTTGTTGGCTTTGCAAGACGAAGACATAAAGCTTGCAGGAGACATAGGAGGATTTAAAGATGCCCTTTATCAGGGATTCAAGGATTTTACCTATAGAAAAAAGTATACGGAAGAGATGTTGTGGGAGTATATCGAATATGCTTTAGACTCTCTAATGGATACCGACAGTCCTATGCAACAAACTGATTATCTTACAGGTCAATCAGCTGCAGGACTATAAAATATTAACATTCAATCCACAGAGCAGACTGCTTACTCACAAACAACAGTATATTCGCATTTGACACCACTGCATAAGTGTTCGTAGGTGAGGATGAGATGGTAACCTGCTAGAAGTCGGATTGTGAGAGTAGCCCTTGAGGCGAAATTGGTTTTCTCCGATAGTGTCAAAATGTTCTAGTGAAATGTAAAGTACTCTGACCTACAACTAATAGACCGTAGGCAATAAGTGGACAGAACAGAGACTTAGCTTAATTTAAGCTATTTGGGCGTAAAAACGGCTTTACTATAATCTAAAACAGTAAGTAACATTGACAATCTTAGCCTGGAAGAATAGCCACCCTGAGAATAAATCAACGTACAAGAAATCTAAGACTGCAGTTTTGGAAGGATTATTTTTATTTTTTAGTCTTGCCTTAATTAAAATTATTATATTTGTACTATGAATACAATTCTAGGCATCATTCTCTTTTTAATCTTAGTGGTTTTACTGTATCTTGCTCGTAAGGAAGAAAAACGTAGTGACCAGTACTATAGAGATCTTTATGGCTCCAAAGAGGAAGTAAAGGATAATAGTGTCCAAATCACAGCAGAAGAAATCATAAAGATAGCTGAGGAGATTCACAAACAAGAACCTGCTCCTAAGAAAAAGAAAAGCAGACCTCGTAAGAAGCCTGCTTCAAAGGAAAGCAAAAAAGATTAATTACTTTTTGTAGAGTCTGTAGTATTCAAAGTCGGATTCTCCTCCGTTCTTTTTATACTCCATCCACTCATCATAAAGGGCACCTTTAAATACAAAGTTGTCCCCTTCATTGATATTTACATAACTAACTGTAGTATCGAGTCCTACCTCTACCATTCTAGTAGTAAAGATCTCAACCTTCTCAGAAACGATTTTAAGCTCTTCTGAGGCAACAACTAGCTCTTCCTGTAGTTCTTTCTTCTCTTCTACCTTTTGTTCCACTAGAGCCTCTCCTTTTGCCTTAGCAACAGATGTTACAGCAGAAGCAACTCTAAGATTGTTTTCAATCTTCTTAAGCATGATTTCTAACTCATCTACTGGAGCAGGATCAATAGCTCTCAAAGGCATAGAGAAATGGATAGCCAAAAAGAATACAGCAAAAATTCCCAATAAGTACTTCATCTTAGTTAAATTAAAATTTCTTTAAAACTTTTTCATTGTGTTAATGATACGAAGTTCTGTAATAGCTGCTGAGAGAGCGCTATCAGACTTCTTAAGTGCAGTATTCATCCGATCAATCTTTAACTCTAGATTATTCATCTTTTCGTTAGAGAGTTTAATCTGGTCTGCATACCCCGTTTTAACGTCATAATACAAATAGCTAACAGCCACCAGCATACAAAAAGCAACGGCAGCAACTGGATTCTTTTTAAATTGATCAAAACTTACGGGTAATGGATTAGAGTTAATCTTCTTAGCAGTCATTACTTGATGTCTTTAGATTCGATCAAAGTATAAGTAAAAGAGTTACCTCCTACGGAAGCTGCTTTTTTACAAATTGCCATAAACGCGTCAAAGTCTGCGGATTTTTTAAAGACTTGACATCCTTCTGACCAGTTTTCAACGTAAGTTGAGTCAGCACCTGCTTTATGAATGTTGATTCCATAAATGCCTTCAGTAATTTTTGTTTCATCATAGTTTAAATCTTTATTAGCGTCACGATAAACCTTTACGTTAGCCTTCTGTTTGAGAGCTTCGTACTTACCTTGGTGCAAACCAACATGGTGTGAACCAGGATATTGACCAGGTACTAAGCGAGCAACTCCTTGAGCATTGTGGAATTCTTTAACTCCTTTAGTTCCAGGATCAGTAGTAGCAGGCCAGATCTTAAATTTCCACTCACCATTCTCTTTATAAGAGATAGTCAAGTGGTCGTCAAATACGTTGGTTACTTTGGTACCAGTAGAAGAGTTACGTACACCAATGATGTTTACGTTAAAGTCTCCGTTCTCAAAGTACTTATAACCTTTTGCTTTTACAGCAGCTTCGATTTGTTCTCTAGTGTAGCTCATAATTATGCCTCAGCAGAGTCCTCCTTCTTTTTCATGATCTTCTCTACAGAAGTCAAACCTAAACAACCAAAAGCTAACAAAGCAACAGCATCTACTAAAGGAGTAGAAGGAGCAAAGTGAGCTTCAGTAAAAGAGTTAGCGTACAATGTAGCACACAAAGTAATAGTGCAGACTAAGCCACACAGTCGTTTCATAGAGACAGAACCCTTCTCATCTTTGAAAAGTGCACTGATAAAATTAATTAGTTTCATATAGATACCTTTTTTTAGTTTAAACAGACTAAGAACGTAGTCCTCTACTAACCACTTAAACAGTAGTAGTGTGAGAAATACAGAAAAACTCACCATTATGGTTATATCTGAGAGAATGTTCAAAGCAACTTCGGACTTTCATAGATTATACTTTAGGTGAGAAAAGGTTGGTTCTATTTCAAAGATAGTATATTAAAAAAATAAGTCAAATCCTAAAAAGAAAACCCCCAGATTTCTCTGAGGGTTTATAAAAGCTTGTTAATTACAAGGTTTAGAGGATTTCTGCATCAGAGATAGGGCTAACAGTTGCCTCTGTCTCCATTGCAATGTGCTCAAAAGTTTCCAAGTTGATTTGACCTTTACCGTAGGTCTCCTCAATTTTTTGGAAGAACTCAGCCTGCTCTTTGCTTACTTCTTTCATTACATCCATTACTTGAGACTTTAAGTCCTCAAGGTCAGAAAGTTGCAATTGGATCTTACCCAAATCCATAATAACGGCTTGAGTCTTTTGTTGGAAGCCTTTGATTGCTTCGATCTCTTGTTCGGTTAACTTGGTATTCATAATTTTTTAGTTGGTTTACACAAATATAGTACCTTTTAGGCAATTATGACATTATGTCTTACTCAGCTGTAAGACCTAATTCGCTTAATGCCCAATCAATAACTACAGAGTCGTCTGTTCCCCAAGTAGCAATAACGTCTTCTTTCATAATCAAGTTACCGTCCAAGATAGAAGAACCGGGTTTAGAAACAGGAGTTTCAGAACCTTCTACAGTCTCAAAGGTTTCGGTCAAGATCTGCCAGTAAAAAGTAATAGAAGTTGCGTTCATAGGAAAAGTTAACGCATTGATAGTAAAGTACTTACCTTCACCACGTGCAGGTACAGTAACAGTTTGGATTTTAGTTGCCATATTTTTGTTTTAAATTAAGTGTGTTACAAATATAATATCATTTTTAAAATTACATAGCGGTAGAAGTTACTCTTTGCCAAGCAGTTCCATTGTAGAAACAAATAGTCTTAAGATCTGTATTATAGACCTGTAGACCTTCTGCAGGAGAGGAGATAAGTAATATCTGCGCTGTAGTCATTCTAGGAGGTAAGAAACCCTTAGTAGTAGACTCTACTTGAAGTAAAGCACTAGCATTCACAGTGGTTGTTCCTAGTACTAGACTGCCTCCTAAATAGTTAGGTGCAGTTCCTACTCCATATAATCCCCAACCGCTATTATTCGACCACTCAATAGAACGCCAATCAGCTGCTGCGGTTAGAGTAGGATTAACATATAATCCTCGTGTTACACCACTAGCTCCTCCTGTTTGGTTAATTGTACCTCTATAAAGCAATCCAATAAAAGTTCCGACTCCACTTGTTGGAGCAAATCCGTGCGCTAATTGTAAAACTCCTGCTGCACCGCTTGTATTTGTTCTTGTTGAGGCATTAAAACCAGATATTGTTAATCCATAGCCTTCAGTAGAACTACTTGCAAATCTCAAAGAAGTAAATAAACCTCCAGCAACATAAGATTCTCCTCCACTAGAACTAACCAAATCATTACCGTTTGACGTGCCTATAACAAAACCTTGAGACGCTCTTGCATATCCGTCTTTTCTAACTCTAAATTGACTTGAACCTGCGACTTGCAGGTCTATTAAGAAAGAACTTGCATTAGATGCAGTGTCTGTAAGATTCGCTTTAATTAAAGTAGGTGTCCCAGTAGTATTCCAAGTTCCACTTAAATCTATCAAAGGAGTAGTACCACTTCCTGTTACAGAATAACCTGTAGAAACTATTGCAGAAGTATCAGCAGCAGGAGTTATGGTGGTTGTTCCTTGTACTCTGGCTGTGCCGTTAACATCTAGTTTATAACCACTATCAGTTGTAGTACCTAATAACAAGTTACCTCCGTTTGTTACTCTAAGTCTTTCTACGATACCCCCAGAATAAGTACTTATTTTAAAGTAATCTGCTGGTTGAATACTAATACTATCTCCAAGAAATTGACTATTTATATTAAAAACAGTTCCGTATTGAAACAAATTTGTACTATGGCTAGTTGTATCACTTATTCTTAATCCCGTTTGGTAACTGTTTCCGTTTATTTCTAATTTAGCTCCAGGACTAGTTGTTCCGATACCTACATTACCAAGTCTTGTTATTCTCATGTACTCAGTAAGAGCAGAACCATCATAGTTTAAAAACAATAAATCTGCTCCACCATTGGCTGTGTTTGTAGTTATACTTCTAATTGTACTTGAAGAAAGCGAAGTAGCAAATCCGCTGTCATTTGCAAAATCTAATTGTACGCCCTGACCTGCGGTAACAGAAGCAACAGCTGAATTTGCTAATCTTAAACCTGTTGTAGCCGCACTAGAAGCACTGTTCTGCATCCTCACTACTCCATTAACGTCTAATCTATAACCAGCATCAGTAAATGTACCTCCATTCTGAATAACTACGTTTCCTGTAGAACCAAACACTCGAAGTTTAATGTTCCCAGAATTGTCATTCAGGTTGATATTTGTACCTAGGATATCTAATGAGTTTGCACCAGAATTAACCCCTCTTGTGTAAACATTTAGCCATCTGTAATTAGACGCACCGAGTGCACCAGTAGAATCAACACTTGGTCTTATTGCTTCGGTAGCGCCCGAATAAATAATACTGTTAGATGTAGTATTGCCTGCTGTGGTTACGGCCGCTAGGGTAGGAGTAGGTACAGCAGTTGCTACAGTCACATTCTTCCAGACTTGCTGGGTGGAGTCGTACTGCAACAAATCGTTATTTGCAACGCTAGTTATCTTGACGTTGTGTAATTCATCAATCTCATAACCATTGTCAACCTTGACGAATATCTTACCGTTTACCCCATGGGCATATACCACATATCCCATTACTACGGTGTGGTTAGGAGCTACTGGTTTAACCTTAGTTAAAGATCCAGGAGTAGTAGGACTTAAAAATAAAACGTCTCCGTCTGCCCAAGTTTCTCCCTGAAGAGATCCTGTGGTATTGATTCCGTTTACGTTTCCAAAAACCGTAATAAAACCTTCTTGGTTGTTTCCAATATCCTCTGTAACGATTCCTAAAGTAGTAACAGAGTCAGGGTCGTTGTTTCCTTGAGCTAACACAACAGCCAGTCTCTGACCTTGTGCTCCTCCCTCTGAAGCGATTCTTACTCTTACAACCTTATACTGAGACTCTAAAAGATCTGCTCCTGTCTTGTTTACAACCCTTACGACTGTTTCTTGGCCTAACTGAAGAGTGACATTATTACCTTTAAGTCTTAAGTCTACAGTTCCATCTGTATCGTTCCAAACAAATCTACCTACTGCTTGAGATCCGGGACTTACTGTGTTTAACTGAAGGTAAGGAGAGTTTACTCCTCCTACGTTAATTACATTAGTCGTGGTGTTTCCTGCGGTAGTTACTGTATCTAGAGTATAAGTTCCTAAAGCTATCTGATTAGACACAAAAGTAACAAACTCTGAAACAGGTACTGTAACAGTTTCTAGTGGAGAGTTAATTAAAGCTAGTAAAGAGTCACCTAGTCCTAGAGTCTTTTTAGGTAACTGACTAGTTTTTACTACTTGACCTGATATATTCATTTAATTGTATTTTATCTTAGTTTATCTTAATTTATTTACTCCTGTATTAAAAGTTTTCCTTCTTCTGTCATAATCAAGAAGAAAGGCATAGCAACATAAGGAGGTTCCTGATAGGGATCTGCTGCTATAAACGTAGGTTCTGGAATAGTACCCTCAAACCTTAAGTTTCCTGCGGGTCTGTTTTCGGTTATTAACTCAGTCGTAAAAGGAACAGACAATCCATTATACCCTTTACTTAAAGTTAAATAAAGTTTACTTCCATTAACAAAGAAACTTCCCTTAACAGGACTATAAGAGTCAAAACTCTGAGCCCTTAAAACGCTTACATCGTAAGCAGAGATATAAGTACGCTCAGCCCTTCCTTTAAGGATAGCTTCTATCAACTCAGTTGCATAGCCATCCCCCCAAAAGTCTGGATACTGTCTCATACAACAAAGATAAGCTTATTTAAAAATAAGTAAAGAGACCTAAATTAACTATCTTTGATTTACAATAGATCTACAACATAGTTATGATACAGGTTATCTTTGATCATATAACAGGCTTTGGCAAGATTACAGAGCAAGACTTTATCTACTCAGACCCTAAGGGAATAGCCTTAGGAACAGACTATAATAATTATCTAAATGAAGGCTGGGTAGAATGGCAAGGATACTGGTATAATTTAAGATCAACTAGAATTAAAATAAGTGACTATAAACCCACCAAGACTGTAAAACGCTTAGCCAATAAAGTCCAAATATCTAAAGTAATCCTAACTCAAGAAGAAGTAGATAGACTTCAACCTGTCTACGAAAAATACATAACCACTAAAGGATACAAAAGGGATATAAAACTAGAAGACTTCCTAGATTACTTTGCGATTCTCTACTGGCACAATGAAAAGCTTATTGGAGCATCTATCTTCAAAGAGTATAAAACAGACCAAAAAGACATAGTTGACTATCAGTTTCTGTGGGACTATGAAGACCCTAAACTATCTTTGGGAAGCGTATCCCTATACTACGAGATAGAATTAACTAAAAACTCTGCCACCTACGTATACTTAATGGGAGGCTATGAAGAAGCCTGTATTTATAAATCTAACTTTAAAGGGTTTGAATGGTGGACAGGAACGGAGTGGTCTTCCGACTTAGACCTTTACACACAACTTTGTAAAAGAGACAACAATGTACATATACGAACCTCATAACAGACTAGAGGTAACTACTCCCAAAGGAAAAGGTATTGTATGGCTAGTCACAGATTACGGTCATGAAACCGATACTATCTATACCGTCATTTTAGACAACGGGGAGATCTGGCAGTTTACCCACAAAGATATAAACACTAGAGATAATCTTACCTTTGGAAGACAAGTTTCCAAACCTTAAGTGATAATCTAAAATAAAAAAAATTTTCCAAAATTTCCCCCAAAATTTTAGACCCCCCCCCAATTTTTTGCCAGGGTCGTAAAGAAATTTTTTTTCTAACCCCCTACCCCTTTATATCCATGAGAGGTGAGGGGACGTCAATATCAAATACCCCGTCTCGTGATTGAGTGTGGTGTAACCCCCCACATAAAACAGATATGGATATCAAGAAATTAGAAAACAAAACTGTTGCGGAATGCAAGGGTTTTGAGGTTAGTCAAAAGGTAATGCTCAACAAAAATGGTTATTACTTCATCAGAATCTATCCAAAGGGAAAGCCTGACGAAAATGAGTGGGTGTACCTCTCACAAAGACTGACAAGAACAATGAAAGCACAAGGCACCTTTAATTACCCCGGTGACGCTATGTTTAAACTTACTGTTAATGCAGACGGTGAAGAGCGTATGAAACTTGTGACTCCTCCAACTCCTATGGTTGACGCTACTACTATCTCCGCTTGGGGGTAGTAGTTTGTCCAGTTATCTAACTTAATTAGGGTCGATTGTCATAATATTGTCAGCAATTGACCCTAAATTAGGTTTTGTTTAACTTTTTTTTGTCTCAGCCCGGGAAAATCGGAGACAATTGTCATTTTGTTTAACTTTTTCATGACAATTGAAGTGGAAAAGAGTGGGAAAAAGGGGGTTAAAATGGGGGTTTTTCCCCCTTTATCTCCTTTCTAATGGGTTAAAATAGGCTAAAATCAAATCTGAAAAGAAGTTATATGATTAAAAAGTAAACCTATTAACCTTATTAGCCTTTATTCCCTCTATTAACGGATAACCTTTTATATAACTCCTTATATATTCTCTTATATGGTTGTTATTACTCGTCTCTTATGTCAGAGACGTTATCTAATGCTAAGCGAATTTTTTGCTTGGTCGACTATGAGACTATAAATAGCCTTTAGGCATAGTGCGTTACTCTTATGAGTAGGTATGGAAACAATAACAGATATGGAAAAGAAAATTGCTTATTTAATGAAAAGCTATGAATTTGATTCAACAGCTTGTCACGGTGAAGGTGCAGAAGTACAATGCTTTACTTTGGTATATTCAGATAACTCTAAACTTAAGGTTAGTGATTATTTGGCTATCCCATTAATGAAGTTTGGTAATGTGCCTGTTAGATATTCAAACTATCATTGGAATTTTATTAATGAAGGTATTGTTCTAACTAAAGAACAAAGAGCATTAATAGATGATTATAGAAGTAACTATTCTAGTAGAAAAGTTCTTCCTACCCATGATTGTGTAAAATATCTTTGGAATTAATAGGGGTGTAACAACCCCTTTTACTTTAATGCGTCATAACCTACTTCACAAGGGTAGGCAATTGTTATTTGGACTTCGGAGACCATTTAGACGAACCTGTTACGTCATAACAATTGAATGAAGAAAACCCTAGAAGCGGGGTTCAAGACAGATATAATGCGAAGTGAAACTGTCTTAAACTAAACCACACTACTGGTTAAGCACAATAGTAGTATATCTGGAGATAACTTCATAAGGATGGATTGTGCTTTTTAAACTACAAGGTATGGTAATCCTACTAACACAACTAGCGGACCTTGTAGTTTTTTATTATTGGACTTAAACAAAAAAAACAGATATGGAAAACACAGTATTAAACTATTGTAGATGGATTGTATCTCATAATTGTGTTGTTAAATACAATGTAGGAGATGACAGCCATGAAGGTTGGTATGTAAATGAATACGGTTATTGGAAATTTAGATTCTTTTATACTTATGAAGTAAAAGAGATGGTTTCTGGTAACTATACAGTATTAGGACATACTAATGAAAATTATGACTTTGCTTATTTGCGGAATTTTTTACATTCTGCATATAAGTAATTCTTTCGGAGCTATCCGTTAAATAGCTTTTTTATTGACTTAAACAGAAAACAGATATGGAAATGGAAAATATGACCTTTGAACCTACTGTTAGACATAATACCTTATTACGGTATATGGATGACCAGACTAAAACAGCTCTTAAGCTGATGATTAACACCCTTGGCTATTATAACACTATTAGTGTTTTAATTAGTGAATGTGGTAAGAGTAACAATCAAGCCCGGATTTTAGCGGATATTGGGTGCTATATGTTAGAAGACTATGAGTAAGTTTATAGTCTTCTCTACATTGGGTCAAGTGAAGAACTTTATTAAGCGTAAACTTCCCACTTATTACTCTAATGACGGATGTGGTTGTTGTTACAATGAATCATATCCTTTAATTAGAGGTAAGCGGTTGCTTTATGTCCAGGTAAATTCTACATACGGGCACATAACTGCGGAAGTAACTGTCATTGGCAGATACAAAAGATAAAGAGTTATATAAACTCTGCAGAACACTCTACTGGCCATAGAGTGTATTTTTATCCGTGATTGGCCTCACGTCAAGGCAACTAAAGATGCCTTTGAAACACAAAGGGTGTTTCTAAAGGGGATTAGTGAACAAACGATCTAATCCCCAATTTTTATTTTAAAGTAAAAACAGATATGAATATATATAAAGAGATTCCAAGCTTGATACTGATAGTATTGGGCTTGTTGGCTGCTTGGGTAGCCTTAACAGTATGTCAGACAGGTACTGGTGTTCAGTACTTCAGTGCTTTTATAGCATTAGGTTACTGGTTACTGGCTTTTTTGAGTTGGCCTAATAAAACTAAAGAGGTATGAGAAGACTTACTTTTCTTTCCCTTCTATTAGGGATTGCTTGTATTGTTGCTATTCTAGCAGCATACTTAAGCGAACAAATGGGCTTGACCGTTATCTCTAACTTCTTCTCTATTGGAGCCATTGTCACAGGCATTGGCTCCATAGTAATAGATTCTAAACCCTTTAAGCAATGAATATGGAAGAATTTATAGAAGCATTTGCTGCTAGTGTACTTATTATAAAGATTAACCGCTTATACTTCTTTCTAGAAAGATTAGAAGAAGAGTATGAGTTAGGCAATATTTCTGATGAGTTTTATCTACAACAAAGCCAAGACTTAAAAGAAACACTAAACAGACTTACTGAAGACAATCCCTTTAATGAACTTAAAGAAGAACTTAATCTAATCACGTTATGAACACTGACATTCAAGAAAGATTAAACCACTTGTATCAAGAGCTTAATGCTGCAGAAAACGATTTACATTGTTTTACTGCTCCTGCTATGGACTCTGGTGAAGAAAACTGGGTAAGAGATCAAGAACGTTATATTGAATCTCTTAAACAAGAAATTAACTCTTTAACTACTTCCTTATGAGAGATCAATTCTTAGAACATTGGTATGTAGCTAAATCTTATGGACTCTTAGCGGAGTTCTTGGATTTCTACAGGTATTTCAGAAAGCAAGGTGTAAGCCGAACTTTCTCTGCTTACTATGCCGCTAAAGAAATCGGTATAGACTAACTAAACTAACGGGGGATTAAGTTCCCCCTTTTACTTTATGAAAAAACTTATATTAGTCGCTTTATTATTTATTGCAAAAAGCTCTACAGCGCAATGCTTTCCTATTAGAGCCTTTTCAGAATTACCTGGATTCTTACCTTTATCTTATCAAGACACTCTATTTATAGAAGACTTGATAGGCGAAGGTCAAGATCCATTACCTGAAGTACTAGATTGCTTTGTATTTAAATACTCTGAATGGAACTACCTTATTACATATAAGCTAAAAGATTGTGAGAAGCTATATGTAATTAAAGATGGTTACATAGGACCTATCTACATCTACAAAGACAAGAAAGTACAAGTATTAAAAAACAATTAAACCAAACTAAAAACAAAAAAAACTAAAAAACAAAATTATGACTTACGAAGATTTCAAATCAACCAATTTGGCTTTTGCTAGCAAAGCTTTCCGCAATTCTGGTATCAAAGCTCCAATCACTGTTATGTTCGAGTGTTTCACTCCTGCTAACTTGTCTGTTCACCAACGTATGATTAGCCGTGGTCTTGGTGGTAACTTAACCAACCGTATGACTGCATTGCTTAACTACACAGAAGATAACTTCAACAAAGATTTTAGTCAATTTGGCTTAACTGCTGATGCTATTCAAGGTTCTTATGCTGATGCTACTGAAGTAAATGTAAGCACTTCTCAGTTGTATGGTGAAGACTTAATCCTTCGCAGAGTAGACACTACTGACGATGCAGTAGTTAAAAACCCTGATGGTAGCTTGAAGCCACAATGGTCCGTTAAAAGTGTTAATGGTCAGGAATTGACCTTTGAAGGTGCTTTGATTTACACTTCTGTGGAATTTGCTGAACCAGGTATGGCTAATGCTACTATTAAGCAAGATCAAAACTTGTCTCGTAGCATTACTAGCATGACTGCTAATCCTATGGATGCAATCAAAGAAAACAAAGTTAAAGCTACCGAAGAGGTATTTTAATTAAAATACATTAAATTTGTAGGGAGTCGAAAGGCTCCCTTTATGTCGAAATGGTGGAATAGGTAGACACGCAGCACTTAAAATGCTGTAATCTGAAAGATTGTGCGAGTTCGACTCTCGCTTTCGGCACCAAAAAACCAACTAAAAAATTATGGATAACGTACAAGATGTGCCAATGACACCAGCACTAGAACCAACAATGGAAAAAGTAGCTGAACTAAAAGAATGGAGACCTTCAAACAATGAAGCTCTTCGTGAGTTTGAAATCAACATTAGATTTTTAAGCAGAGGATGTGTTGTAAGAGTGGGATGCAAAGAGATTGCATTTGAAGATCACACTAATGCAATGGCTGCTATTAACAATTACGTTGCTAATCCTTGGGATGAACAACAAAAATGGCGTAAAATTTTAGACTAATGAGTGGAACAGTAGAATTTCAAGGCACTCAAGAGGAATGGGAAGCTTTAAAAAAAGAAAACAGGATTAAATGGATTGCTTGTGTTTGTCATCAAGCTAACAAAGCATGGTGTGAATCTGAGGGAGATGATTCTCAAAAAGATTGGGCATTTGCAGAAGACTGGCAACGTGATTCAGCAATTAAAGGAGTTAAGTTCCGCTTAGAAAATCCTGATGCAGGACCAGATGCACAACACAATGCTTGGAGTGCAGATAAAATTGCTGATGGATGGGTCTATGGAGAAGTTAAAGACGCTGAGAAGAAGACTCACCCTTGCTTAGTTCCCTTTGATCAGTTACCTTTGTTTCAGCAAAAGAAAGACAAACTATTTAGTGCTATTGTAGATGCACTAAAGTAAAGATCAACCCTGTGGATAGAATCTGCAGGCCATGTACCATTAAGCATACCGTAAGATCTGCTAGAGATGGTCTTCGAGTTACTAGGAAAGCCTTAGGGTATAACTAGTAACAACCCCCAGTAAGCCTGCTTGATCAACAGAAACTGCTGGGGTTTTTATAGTCAGGTGGTGTAATGTTTATATATTGGTCAATCATAAGAACCCACTATATAACTTGGGCACACAATGTGATGCTGCTATCCGTAAGCAAAAACGGGGAAAGACCTTAGCAAGGTATGCTATAAACACATAGATACAGGTTTGAATCCTGTCCGACTAGAACAAGTAAATGGGGTAGTAGAAATATTACCCCAGTACTTGTTTTTAAATTAAAAGTTCGTATATTTGTGACTACATGGAAAGGTTCTTTAATAAAATAGAAAAAACAGATTCTTGCTGGATATGGAAAGCGGGGTTACGTGGTAAAACAGGATATGGTGTTTTTAAACTTAATGGAAAGACTATAGATGCACATAGACTATCCTATCAACTGCACAAAGGAGAAATACCTGAAAAAATGTATGTTTGTCATACTTGTGATAATCGAAAATGTGTTAATCCAGAACATTTATTCTTAGGTACTCCTAAAGACAATTGGCAAGACGGATTTGATAAAAATAGAATAAAGTTATTAGGAGGAATAGATACTGAAAAATTAAAAAAACATCCAAGCATAAGTGCTTATAATAAAGGATGTAGATGTAGAGATTGTAAAGACTTAAAATTTGCAGCTCAAAGAAATTGGAGGGAGAAACAAAAACTCCTGTCCTGACTACAATGAGTAAGAGATACTCAGAGTCTTTGACCTAAGACTCATTTAAAAATAGGTTGGCAGAAAGTCTACGGCCAGAGTGGGACTTCGTGGGATAAAGGAGAGTGACACATCTCCTCCCAGTAGTGTTGACTGTTTT